TTGTTGAAAAAAGTCATTCCCGCCTGCATCCTGCTGGCGCTCTGCGGCCAGGCGATGGCGGCACAAATTATTACCGTAAGCCGTTTCGAGATAGGTAAGGACAAGTGGCCTTTTACCCGTGAAGAGGTGATGCTGACGTGTGAGAAGGATGGCAGCCTGTTTGCGATCAATCCCAGTACTTTATTGCAATACCCGCTAAACGAGAAGGCCCGCGCGCGCGCCGATGCCGGTAAAGGCACGCTGCAATCCATCGACACCATTGTGGCTGACGACAAAGCGCATCCCGGCAAAAAAATGAGCCTGCAGCCGATTGTCGACCGTGCGCAACAGCTGTGTGACCGCGCGTCCTGAGCAAAATCTGCGCCAGCGCACGCTTTTTAAGCTGCGTGGATCGACAGGAGTGCCGTCAGGATCACAGAGTTGGCAGCCAAAAGGGTATAGCGCCATCGCTGGCTGGAAATTAAGCGATGCTGGTCTACCTTTAAATGGCAAGGCGTACCTCGCCTGCAAAAATGCCAACTTTTAGCGCACGGCTCTTAACGAGCCATTTCCCTGGACCCGATACAGGAATCGTATTGGGTCTTTTTTTATGTCGTTGTTTTTAAATGAAAAATTGATGGCCATCCCGAAAATTCCCGAAATTTTTCCGAAATTTTCATACTCAGTCTAAACCATCACATATTCCTGACCGCGGGAATCCAGATACTTTTTGGTCATAGCAATGCTTTTATGACCGAGTAATCGTTGCGCGAATTCTTCACCATTCTCCAGTTCATAAAGCCTACTGGCAAGGCTTCTTATCTCGTGAAAAGAAGGTGGGTTCGCGCCGAATGTTAACCCACACGACTCGCGCGCAGCTCCAAATGCTCCGGTGATGGCATCAGGAGCAACAGGCCCGGCTTTTCTCCCTCCACGTCTTACAGATGAATAAATGAGATGATCGGAGGGATTCCCTTTTCTACAGCTCTCGATTGCTTCCCTCAAACTTAAACCTACCTCTCTCAACTGCAGTGAAAGTGGCAATGCGAGCTTGTGACCAGTTTTTCCCTGCATAATGAATAAGCGATCATCTTTAACATCGCTGAATTTCATCCTCGAAATATCTTCCCTGCGCTGGCCGGTCAGTAGCGCCAGGATTAAGGCATTTTCAATCCATCCGCCAATAGCTCGCGCAGATAATCGGATCGCATTAAATTGCTCTACGGATAGGCGTTCTCGCTTTACTTCTGGTGCGGGGGTTTTTGTAGGCTCTACAATATTCTTTTCAATTACTCCTTCAACTATTGCTTCGCGAAATATATCCAGCAGCAAAGAACGCAGAGCTACCGCCATGCTTCGCTTTCCATCCTCTATGTATGTATCAAGGAATACTGCAATATCGCGCGTTGTTAATGACACAAGTGGTCGCTGGCCAAATTCGGTCCTAAGTGTTACCAGTTGATTGGATCTTATTTTCAGAGTGGAAGACCTTAGATCCCTGCGCGCGAGTATTACTGTGTATCGGTCTACCCACTTATCAAAGGTGAGTTCGGGAGCAGCTTTAAGACGCTCAAGAAGGGCGGATGGAATATAGTTTTGATCAAGGTAATTGTTAGCCTCAATTGCTTGGGCTACCGCTTCCCTGCGGGAAATGCGTCCGAGCGATAGCTCCTGCCCGGTTATAGGATTTCTCCATGAATAGATTTGTTTCGACTTTCTGAATGTCAGATTCCTTGGCAAGTTAGCGTCGTAACGTTCTGGCCTTTTCGACATGTTTGAGTTTCTCCAACAATGACCCTTCGCGAGGTGGCCTGATTATTTCGTTCTTACGCACCATTTTGCTTTTACGAGGATCGACATACACTGAATCCGGCTCAAGCATGTACTCTCGTCCGTGGAGTTCAGGGCAAGGGTAAATACGGCCCTCGCGTACCCAGCGACGCAGAGTAGAGAGAGAAGGCGGTTTCGAGTATGTCTCGTTCGCCCACTCCAGCAGGTTAAGTAGTTTTGCCATTTTTCCTCCAATACGTTTTACCGGGATTTGAGCGCAAACTAACGCAACATTTTCGGTTGTTGATATATGACAAAAAATTGATTTGGTGGGGCTGGATGTTGCTATTTGGCAACAGCTATCGGGCGGGCCAGTTCCGAGCGACGATGAGGACGCCATACAGGACGAGCCAGAGGGTTAGCTCGTCTGGCATTAAACCGGCGATTATGTTCATGCTGCTGGTTTCAAAAAGAGAATCCAGTGAGTCTTGTCAGCCTTGCCCGTGCGTTGCCAGATTGTTGGCTTGTGTTCGGTGAGGGCTACCACCTTGCCTACAGGAATTTGAGTTTCATTCCATTTGAAAACCAGTGTGCCGTGTGGCCGTAATACCCTGAATGCCTCAGCAAAGCCGGCGCGGAGATCGTCTGGCCACGTATTCCTATCCAACGAGCCATATTTCTTCTTCATCCATGCATTGTCACCCACGCGCTCCAGATGAGGTGGATCAAACACTACTTGGGCAAAGGTGTTATCCGCGAAAGGAAGAGCACGGAAGTCGGCAATGACGTCAGGGGTTATTTGCAGTGCGCGTCCATCGCATAAAACATGACGTTCTTCCCGGCGGTCGATAAACAATGCTCGCTCATCATGTTTGTCCATCCAGAACATGCGAGAGCCACAGCACATATCCAATATGCTTAATTCAGACATAACAACTCCTCACGCAGAGCGCGATAGTGAATAGAGTGGGTGTGGTTACTTATTCAGATGAGAAATGATTCTTCTGCCAATCCAGCGCATCACCGGCACCGCCATCGAGTTTCCAATCGCTTTATATCGCGGCCCGTCAGCGGCCCTGCGGTAAGCCTCTTCTGCGGTCATATTCTGGAAGTGGCTGCGCAGATACGCGTACTCATCCGCTGTGATCTGCTTGCGCTTCGTCACCGGGATCAGGGTGTGGTTGTCAGGGAATCCCTGAAGGCGCTCGCACTCCACCGGCGTCAGGCGACGCACGACCATTCTATGCAGCACATGCGGTTTATCACCACCACCAGTGCTTGCACGTAGGCATGCCGAAACTTCATCTCCCAATTCCGCAGTTGCCCCGCCATCTCGACCTCTCAGTGACACGGCGCGCGCCATGACCGCTAGGTCGGTAGCGTCCTTGTAGTTGCTAGCTTTACAGGTAGATGCCGTATCATCATCTGCGTATTCGCCAAACGCGGTCATCCCATAAGCGCCGACAATCCCACATCCGCGCTGGGAAAAAAGCTCCTGATTGCTTTGCCCTATTCCCCCGATGTTATGTGACTGGTTAAGGGTTGGGTGTGGGTTTGCTGGGTTATCGCAGTGGCTACCGACCTTAACGCCATTTCCAGCAGCTCCGGCAGCTTTTTCCCCCGCGCTTCGGCTCGGCGCAATATCCCGGCGCACGCCGTCGCACTCAAAAAGTATTTTGGCGGGATCGATATCGGCTCCAGCACTTGCGACAACAAACACACGGCGGCGTCGTTGGGCCACTCCGAAATATTGTGCATCAAGGATCCGCCACGCGATTGTTCTTTTGGGGCCGCGCACATAACCAGCGTTCTCCCAGCGCTTCCTTGGTGGTTGTAACTCACAGCTTTCCCCTGCAAGCAGTCCAAGGAAGGCTCCGAAAGCGTTATCTTTGGAGCTGAGGACGCCTGGGACGTTTTCCCAGACGATAATTGCTGGTGGGAGTCCAATTGCTGCTCTTCGTTGGTCGATTGCATCGGCCAGCTCTCCGTATGAAATAGTCAGTTGACCGCGCGAATCCGAAAGCCCCGCGCGAGCGCCAGCCACAGAAAACGCTTGGCAGGGGGTGCCTCCCACCAGCAGATCGGGGGCGAGTATCTCACCGCTTCGAACCTTTGCCGCGAGCTGAGTCATATCGCCGTGGTTTGGAACATCCGGCCAGTGGTGTGCCAGAACGGCAGAAGGAAAGTCTGGGCCATTCTTATAGTTGTGCTCAGGATCGAATTGAGAGAACCATGCAGGCTCCATTCCCAATGATTCCCAAGCTATGCTTGCGGCCTCTATGCCGCTGCAAACAGATCCGTATCTCACTGTCGTAACTCCTTTTCGATCTGGCGCACGTAATACACCAGCCATGATTTAGGCCGGAATGTATCAGGGGGCAGGCAGTCAATAGTTTTGGCATGGTGGTCAAGGATGGCGGTGATAATGCGGTCATGGTCTGATTTGGGCCTGCCTTCAATGGCGGTTCTGATGTCCTTTCTGCACTTGCGCGCTACGGCCCTTAACGCGTTTTCAATCTGAGGCGTCATGCCACCTTTCTGTTTTTTGCTGCCCACAACTCCCGCTCATGGTCTTGTCTGCACTCCGGCGAACAGTAATTGCATCCTTCGCGCGATGGCTCACCGCAATCACCGTTGCGGCAAGTCAGTGACCGCGGCTCCGGCACTGGCCGGTTAGCCAGAGCTATCTGCGTGTTGAGTAATTCAAGTTCTGATGCGTTATCGATGTCATCTGCACACATGATGATTCTCCGAAATTTTGGCGTAAAAAAACCCCGCCTGGGCGAGGTATGTTCAATGATTTGGATTATTTCTCAGGGCCGAGTCGAGAAAATGTATCCGACAGCGTCCTTTCCTGTGTAATAAAAATCCTTATAAGCGCCACTATTAATGCTCAGGCTTTGATACTGGCGATATGATAAATTATCAAACAGAGCAGTGCTGGTGGGGCAGCGATCAACTTTTAAGTGATGCTCCACTATCGGCTCGCCGTTACTTTGTGCTGTATGCTTATCGTATTCCCCATCCATTAAGGCATGGGTGTTATTTCTTTCTGATACTTTAACTCGCATTTTCCTTCCTCCTTCTGATAAGGCGGGTCAGATCCCCGTCTAAACTTCATCGTCCCTATGCGTGGAAACTTTAATCCTGCTTATTAAATTCCAACCATTCATCCCAGCAATTTTCCGGATCTATATCCTGATACCCACGACGTTCAGCCACCGCTAAGGCCCCTTCAGCATCCGTGATAATAGCTGTGGCGTTGTCACGAATATCTATGACTTCCTCTTTAGTTAAAGGAGAGCCTTTCTCTTCGGCTTTAGAAACAAGCAGGCTGATAAGGGAAGGAATGAAAAGGATAGTCACTTCTCCTCCTTCTGATAAATCGGGTCAGTGCCGCGTGGGAACTGCAACGCAACATTCCTGTAATACTGCAACCGCTCACGGAAATACTCCTTCAACATCTCTGGCTGCTGCAACTCCATTTGCATGGGAATAACCGGCATATTCATACGCTCCTTGTATGCGACTCCTGACGCGGCTAAATCCACGTTAATTCGATCGCGCTCTTCTCTGCTGCGTGATGCTAAGTTGTGTGACATGGCGATGTCCTCCTGCGGGGGAGTATATCGCGATAAACTAATGCATGTTATTTATTAACAAACCGCCCGAAGACGGCTATTTAAACAAAGTCATGACACTTTCTAAATACCCAATCTCCGCCACATTTTTCAGGGTCGTTGATAAGTTGATAACAGTCTGGCTTGTCGTTTTCGACCGTAATAAATGCCTCATTTAGGCTGTTAAGATTGCAGCCATAAACAAAAGCAGCGCGATTGAACGTGAGCACATTCCTGTTATCAGGGTGATATGTTGCTGTCGCCGAACGGTTATGACTACCCGGAAAAGTACAATTTACACTGTCCATAATTACTCCTCATTTTGTGCGTGATAAGTATATCACGCTTAACTAATTGATTTTGCGTAGTAGATTTACGTTGCTCCATATGCTGCTGTCAGGATCAATGCCGCGGCGAAAATAGTTAGTCCAGACAGCCCTGATACCATCCGCGCTTAATGAGGCGCGCACGTTTTTTGGTTGCGATGATATTTTGCTGGCGCTTATCTTCGCCGCGCTCTGCCAGTGAGCGGCGGCTGCTGAGCATGGTTTGTAGTCGGGGTGGAGTTACGCGGATGGTACTGATCAGCGTATAGGTGTTGTATTAATGCATGAGTCGACCTCAACAAGGTCGGTTGTCTCAATCACCGCCGTCTCACCACGCTGCCAACCACGCATCAGACCGTTAAACACACTGAGCGACATACGAAAAGGGTACTTAATTCGCGCCCTGTTATTGGTCTCTTATTTAGCTGGAAAAACACCTTTTCCTTAAAACTAGAATTTTGGGAAATTTTCGGCGGTAGTGGTGAATTTAAGCATTTCAGCCTCCTGCTTCATCAAGCTCTGCTTTCCGCATCAGGTAAACGTCAGTTGCCTTTTCGAGATGCTCTGCATTTTCAGCCAGCACTTTCGCGGCGTATTTGTAATAGCGATCGAGGTTTGGCACTGATTCGGCGCTAGCCGATGCCTCTGTGAAATCTGCCAGCAGCTGGTCCGGTGTGCGTGGGGCGTCGCTGGTGGGTGTTGGGTTAATTTCTCTCTCTGCCATTTTCTGCTGATCCGATGGCTTGCTGTTAATCAAAGTGTTGAGGTCAGCACGGCTGCGCGCCGGGGTTACATCACGTTCCGTACGCTGTGTCTGCTCAAACTCATCAGGCGTATAAACACCGAGGATCACGTCCGGGCAGTAAAGGCGCGCCCAGTACTTAACGGCCAGATACGCCAGCTGCTGTTTTGGTGCCGTCTTCCAGAGAGGGGAATTGCGCGTGGTGACGTATTCCATATATAGCGGCTCGCCCCAGGTGATTTCCGTTTCACCGCGCAGCACGGCGCCGACCCTGACACAAAGCCCTCGCTCATTAGATGCATTGGCCGCGCCCGGTTTGAACTTATCCCAGTCACCGCCGTATTCGTATTTGAAGCGCCCCAGTACGGCTGTTGAGCTGGTAATCACCGCATTTACCAGTTGCGCCTCATAGCCCAGCGTGCCGTTTACGAGGTGCGTTTTCTGCGCCACTGCATACGGGTTCATTCCCCACTGTGCCGCCTGCAGCGCAATCGCCAGACAGTCAGCGGGCTTGCCTGCCAGATGCTGCGGAACGGTGGCTTTGCCCTGTGCCATGACCTCGGCAAATGCCTGCAGTTTTTGCAGACCGGTCGGGCTGAAAATTGCTGCTTTGGTGTCGGCCTCGTTGACCGGCGACTGCATAATTTCTTTGCTCATGCGTAATCCTTTCTCTTGGCCCAGTCAGGGCGCGTGATTTCTTCAATGCCGCCCCAGTTACCGGACTGCATGCATTCGTGATAGGCGGTTAGGTCGCGGCGAAACAGGTCGTAGCCCACGGCGACGTCATCTTCGCCTAGCTGGAAGACGCGTACCGGATACCGGCCGCAGTCGATCGATTCGCTGACGGCGACAAAAACGAATAGCGGGTATTCACCAAACTGTTTGCTGAACCCTTCGCGGTAGTAGGCGTCCTGAACGTGGTAGCGGAACTCTTCAACGTGGCGCGCAAAGCGGCTCATATCGGCCACTTTCTTCACGTCCACTATTACCGGTTGCTGAGAAAGGAATTTGTCTGGCCGGATGCGACAAAGCTCGCCGGTTTGCTCATCGTTCCAGTAAATTGACGCCTCCTGATGCCCCTCCGCTTCCAGCAGCCAGCGCGCGGCAGGATGGGCGAGGGCGCTGGCGCGCATCAGCTTAAGTTTGCGTCCCTGTTCGGCATCCATAACAGTCATGCCCATGCCTTCGCAGTCCTGCAGAAAGGCCTTCTCGTTCGCTTTACCCTCATTGGTTCGGCGGTTAAACTCCGGCGCCACGATGAAGCGCTTATCGAATTCGTCCGGCTCAAGGAGCAGACAGTGCAGGGCAGTCCCCATGTCGAGAGCGGCTTTCTTCTCTTCGTCCTCTGGCGCATCTTTGCGCCACTGGAAAATAGCCGGGTTGAGTGCAATGTCATCCAGCTGAGATTTGCTGATACCGGCGCCTTGGTGATAGGCCTCGTTTGAGATGTCGTAATAAATTCCCGGTTCCATCACGCCACCCTGTTTATCAGTACGTTCACGCAACGATCGCACTCGCCAGCGAAAATCAGCAGTTCGCGAAGCATGTCGTCGAATTTCATGTGCCAGTCATCGCTGCTGTCGAGAACTGAAATCGCCGCCTGCGAGCAGTGCTGACTCAGCATCATCTGCGCCGCCATCATCAGCGGGTTAACGTGGTGCCGATTCATCCATCCATCGACTTCCGCAGCAACGTCTTCGCGCTCTTCAACCGGCAGCGCCTCAATGATGCGAAGCACTTCGGCCTTGTCTTTTGCAGTTAACGTGACTCGACTCACTGGCAAGCCCTCCGCAGTAACAGCATTGCCATTGCCCACTTCGAGCTATCGCCGAAAAGGTGGGCTTCTCTGGAAAGCTCCTGAGCTTTCAGGAAGTAGCGTAATTTCATGGCTGCCCCCGCTGTTTCAAAGTGTCGATAAATGCGCGCCAGCCGGAACGAATGCGACTGACGATCCGGTCAAGTTGAGACGTGTTAAAACTGAAGCCACCCATGTGGGTGGCCCCAGCGATAGCGAATGCCTGCATGGGTGATTCCTTGGTATAAGTTGGTTAGTAGGTGATGGTGGTGTTAGGGATTAGGCCGTCTTTCAGCGCTAGTCATGCTCTGGATATGAAAAAGGCTGGGTGTTAGGCAGCCTTGATTGTGAAGTCTGGAAATCTTTCCGGCACTGGAGGTTTTTCAAATTCAGCCCAAGCCAGTAGGATAATTTCGGGATTACCTTCACCATACCATCCGCTGTTGATACAGAATTGGCCGCTTGAAATCTCTGTAACGGCATCAATGCACATTCCGCCTTCATCCGGGTATTCACGATAAAATCCATGCAAAGCATGAAATTCACCATTTTCATCAAGCCATTCATCAAGGCGTGCCGGCGCTGAATCGGGAAATTCACCATGCTCTTCCATATAGGCTATTTCATCAGGAGTGGCAGATACATTTCCGTAGTGCAACTCAACTACCCGTGCCGTTCTGGATTTCAGGGTAGAGGTGCGGGTAGCTTTTCCATCATCGTCAAGGCCGCCCCATTTTGTGTCGTACACGCATGATTCAATCAGCGCCCACACTTTTACCGTCTCACCACGATTAACAATCGGTGGTACATTTGGATTTTGCCATTCAACATTCATACTCAACCTCTCGCCGTTTCGATGTCTTTAGATCTGCGATATCCAGCATTGAATATCGCGATTTCTGGTAAGCACTGTGATGTGCTCTCATGCCTGTCACGCAGAGAAGGGTAGGAGACTGCCTTCTCGACTCTCTGGTTGCAGGCAATAAAAAACCCGCCGAAGCGGGTTGTTGTCATTTGTTTGGCTTTAGCCTTTCCATACTGCTGACCAACGCCATCAATCTGGATTTAACTGTCGGCACATCCAAGCCGTTCTGCACGTCCCGGCTCAAACCGGATAGGTCTTGAGACCATGCGGCAACTGCATCCCGGAACTGTCTGGCTATGCTGGCCTGACGGATTCTGCTGCTCTCCAGCTCACTGACGCGCTGCTTTGCTTCTATCTGCAGCTTTCCCTTTCCAGCGGCCAGAGCATCAATGGCTACCTGCTTCATCTCAGCCTTTATGAGCGGATGAAAGTTATCAGCGCCCAGGAAAACTACATCATCAAGCGCTTTGAACAGGAGCAGGCAATCAGTGTTCTGCTTGCTGCGAGTGTCTAAGCACTGAACTTCAACTGCCGGAGTAAAGCCAAATTGCTTAACCCGCATAGCGGTATATTGCATCGTACTTTTCAATCTCTGTCCTCCCTGTGCTGTTTATCTATTAATCGGCAGTTGTACGAAAAACTATCGTGCTGTCACTGAATCTGATTTGCGATGCCCTGCGTGGTAAATGGCTACATCGGGCAGGCAAATTGAGCCCTGGATATCTCCCCCGATGTACTTCGCTGCACCTGCCAGAATCTGCTTGTGATATTCGGTTTCGGTATCGACTGCTTTAACCACGCGATCTACTGGCTTGCGGTTTAGTGTCAGAACTGGGCGGCAATCAGGTTTGGCTTTCACGCCAACCAACAGAGGGTTGGCTTGCTTCCACGCTGATTGTTTCTCAGCGCGAGCTGCACGGCGTTTCTCTTGTGCATTCATGGTCATTCTCCTGTCAGTTAGCTTTGGCTGAGCGCTGTCTCTCACCAAAGCCTGCTGCTTTGAATGTTTGCGCTTTTTCAGCGCCATTTGTTAATGAGCGGGGACTAAGTTTCGTGTCCTGGTGTTGCTTCAGCTTCCTGTTGCGGGATGGATAATCACAAATTGTGTTTTAGCAGTCAACACAAATTGTGATTAATTTAAGCACGCCATGTGATGTTATTGATTTGATAGAAAATTTATTTTTTGAGGACTATAAAAAAACCCGCCGAAGCGGGTTTGATTGAGGTGATTCAACGTTATTGTTGCTTGAACGCTTTGAATTTTTTCGAAATGTTGATGTATACCATAACAATCAGGAACGGTAGGGTAGAGCCTATAATCTTTGCGCTGATTAGGGATGAGGCGCCAACATAATTCAGGATAATAATTCCTAATCCTGCCTCAAGAAGGACAATCGCTCCTAGGCATCCGTTAATCTTCATGATTGAAGGTCTTCCTCCTGCAGGAGACATGACCATAACTACAACGGATATCATCAAAAGCATCTCTACCACAGCAACGGCAATCAGTGGTGTGTTAGGGTTCCACAACACAGATATGCCGCTAAACCATTTCAATGCCATAAGGATTGCAATGATATAAGCTCCTACCGGCCTCTTGACTATGGCAGCTTCCATTTTAACCTCACAGCTTCATAAGAGACTGAACGGCAACGCCTATGATTCGACAGTTTCCGTTGATAGGAATGGCGGGGTAGGCTGGATTCAAACCCTTTAGGTATTTCTGTCCGCCATCAATTACCAGCCGTTTAAAAGTTGCTTCATTAGCGTCAGTGATCTTGGCGATAACCAAGCTGCCATTGATCGGCTCTTTTCCGGTATCAAATAGAACCAGCATGCCTTCCGGGATACTCAGCCCGGCAGGGGCAGTCATTGAGTCGCCCTGCACGCGCAGCCAGAAGCCGCTGCCAAATACCTGCTCATCGGTCTCATACCACTCTTCTATCTCTTCGAGGGAATATGGTTCCATCGCTTCGCTCCATGCGCCCGCGCTAACCCAGCTAATCAGCGGATATTTCTTACCAGGCTTGTACGGCCCCTTATAGGCGTCACCAAACAAAAGCTCAGGTGTGGCAACACCGAGGGCTTTTGCAATAACCTCCGCGTCTTCCACACTAACGCTTCTGGTGCCTGATTCATAATTTCCGATGCGGGATTGCGAGGCCCATCCACAAAGCTCCGCCAGAGCCTTCTGTGAAAGTCCCTTTTCTTCGCGCAAGCGCTTAATTCTGGTAGCGATCGTTTCGATTCTGTTCATGCGCATTTTATATCACAGTCCGTGTTAATAGGCTTTGCACGATTTGTGTTGAGATTAAATCACAAATCGTGTTTAATGTGCGTTGAGTGACCACTTTTAAGGACTATGTATGAACAACATTGCCAACGAACGGAAAAAGCTTGGCATCACTCAGTCTGTGCTGGCGACTGCATGCGGATGGAATCAATCCCGCCTGGCCAACTACGAAACCGGAATTCGAGCACCAGATTTAGAGTCATGCCGCCGCCTGGTGAAGGCGCTGAACAAATTGGGCAGCAAAACTAACCTTGATGTTTTGTTCCCGCCAAGAAAGACCGCAGCTTAAGCAGTTCCGCTCTTAAACATCCCCGCCCTGAAAAAGGGCAGTAAACCAAACAAATGATTCGCATGTGACAGCCATATGGCCGTCGCGCAATTACTTATTCAACAAAGGAATTCTACGAAATGGATTACGCAAACAAACGCAACGAGGCGCTGAGGATAGAGAGCGCCTTATTGAACAAGATCGCATTGATTGGCACAGAAAAGACCGCCGCAGCAATTGGCGTTGATAAGGCGCAGATAAGCCGCTGGAAACGCGACTGGCTGCCGAAGTTTTCGATGCTGCTAGCAGTGCTGGAGTGGGGTGTCGTTGATGACGAAATGGCGCATTTGGCCCGGCAGGTGGCAAGTATTCTAACCAAAGAAAACGCCCCGAGCTGCGGTAACAGCATCGAGGCGTAACGCGAAAAGACTGGATCAATTCACAGGAGTAATTATGAATCAAATTATTACGGTTTTCAATCTCGGAGGTGCCAATGGCTAAGAACTCAATCGACGCTTATGGCGCCAGCGGAAAAAGCAACGTGCTGTTTTTCGAACCGACAGCACTCCACCTGGTTACTGACCCGGCTCATCCACTTTACGATGAGCGCATTCATCTCCCAATTGACGAAGCTATGGTCCTCAACATCATGGATCAGGGTGTTCTGGAGCCGGTACTGGTCTGGAAAGATCCTGAAACCGGCAAGGTCTGCGTAGTGGATGGCCGTCAGCGCGTTCGCCATAGCATGCAGGCAAACTCCCGTCTCAGTGCTGAGGGTAAAGAGCCGGTGCTGGTGCCGGCGATCGCCAAGCGGGGATCAGCAGTACGAATGTCCCAGTACATGGTCAGCGCGAACGAAATCCGGCGCGCCGATACGCCACTGGGGCGGGCTAAGAAAATGGCTGCGATGATTGAGCGTGGCCACGATGAGCAGGATTTAGGGCTGCTGTTTGGCTGTGGACTGCAGACTGTCAAAGCCACCCTGGCGCTGCTCGACTGCACGCAGGCAGTACAGGACGCGGTGGAGGGAGGACAGGTTACAGTGACTCACGCCCGCCAGCTTTCGACAATGCCGCCTGAAGAACAGCGCGCAAAGGTGAAAGAGCTGGCGCAGGTCGGCGCGGACGTTAAGGGCCACGAACGCGCCCGCCGCCAACGCGCTGTCATGGGCGAGAGCAAACCCCGAATGAAATCCCGCAAAGAAATTACCCAGGCACTGACGGAGGCGAACGGCGACTACGCCGCAGCGCTCCGTTGGGTGCTGGGTGATGCAGCAGAGCAGGAGGAGGCAACATGAGTCTCGCTCTTGCAAATGTAACACCAATCAGGCCCGAACTCCGGGCCGTGGAGCAACGTGTGGCAGACACAGACGACGGATATACGCGTCTGGCAAACGAGCTGTACGAAGAGCTGATAGGGGCCAACCTGACTAGGAATCAGGCGAAGGTTGCGCATGCTGTTTGCCGGAAAACATACGGCTTCAACAAAAAGATGGATCGCATTGCTGACAGCCAGATAAGCCAGCTCACCAGACTGCCGAGGCAGAAGGTGAACAAGGCGAAAAACGAGCTTATTCAGATGGGTGTTTTGGTCCGGGAAGGCATGCTTATCGGCCCAAATAAGAACCTCGCAGAGTGGCAAATTCCAGAGTGTCACCAAGATGGTGTCACTGTCACCAAATCAGTGACAAAAAGTGTCACCAAAACGGTGACAGGGTTGTCACCAAAACAGGGACACACAAAAGACACTATTACAAAAGACATAAAAGACACTAAAACATCGTCTGAGAATTCTGACGAATCCTCCGATACCCGACTGAAAAATAATCCTGTGATTAACCCTGATGTGGCGACCCACTCACCCAAAGGTGACAAGTGGGGGACTGGTGATGATCTTCTGGCGGCCCAGTGGATTTTCAGTCGGGTTAAGGTGATCACCCCGACAGCAAAGCAACCCAACTGGCCCGCCTGGGCCAATGACATTCGCCTGATGAGAGCAGCCCTTGAAGCAACGCATCATGAAATCTGCGAAACCTTCAAATGGGCCAACGCCGATCACTTCTGGCAGACCAACATCCTCAGCCCTGCAAAGCTCCGCGCCAAATGGGACACGCTTCGGGCGCAGATGAGCCAGCCTGGGCGTAACCGGCAGTCAGTGCCGCAGAAATCCGCTCAGCACTGGAACAGCCGCGAAGCCTGGGAGAATGAATTCCTATGAGAAATCTCGTATCAGCAATTCAGAACCGCGATGCCGGCGCGCTGGCTCGCATAGCAGGAGATGGGCCGCGCCCGGTTGATCGTGGCGTACACGAGGATGTTGAGAAGCTTGTGGACGCGCTGTTCAGCAACCTGAAGCAGGTATTCCCTGCATCGGTCAGTACAGCCTGGCGTAACCCCAACGACGAAGCAGCAGCGAAACGCCAGTGGATCGCCGCTTTCGCTGAGAACGGAATTCATAACAAGCAGCAGCTTTCAGCAGGCATGAAGCTGGCCCGTGCCAGCGGTTCTCCGTTTCTTCCGTCGCCGGGCCAGTTCATTACCTGGTGCAAAGATGCCGGGTTCTCCGCCGCTGGCTTACCGGGTGAGGACGAACTCTATTCTCTGGTGATGACCTACTGCGCCAGACGTGGCGGGTACGTTTCTGCCGAGGATTACCCCTGGAAGAGCAATCCCGAATACTGGATGGTCACCGGCCTGTACAGCATGATGCGCGCCAATAACCTCAGTGAGTCTGAACTGCGGGTTAAATGTCGCACTGAGCTGCGCAAGATGGCCCAGCGTATCGAAGCGGGCGAGCAGATTCCGGAGCCGCGCAAGCAGCTGCTCAAGTTATCAATCCCTTCCACCAGCGAAAAAGCGCTCGAAGGCGTTGCGATGCTGCGTGCCACACTCAAGGCAAAACGGAGCGGATCATGACACAGGTAGTTCAACTCGTAATTGAGCAACCCAGCCTGCGCCAGGCGCGCAACATGATGCTGGCAATCATCGACCTGGCTAAAAACCGCGACCTGACGCCAGATCAATATCGGGCGCGTCTTCATGCGATCGACATGCTGGCGCGTGAAGCTCACGACACAATCATCGACGCCGGGGCTGGCCTATGAGCAACGTAATCCCAATCCGACCCGATCCACTCCGCACTCTCTACGAACTAATCGACAGCATCCACGACACCCAGCCAACACCAGAGCAGAAGCGCATCGCAGATGAGGCTTTGGCATTGGTGCAGAGATTGATTGAGGCCAGCCATGCAAATCGAGCTGATCAAATCGGCCGGGGGGATTTTCACCCCGGCGCTTGAGTCGGACATTCCCCGCCTTACCCGATTCAAGAACGGCGAGCAGTACACTGCCGAAATCAAACTGACCCGCAACCCCGCCTTTCATCGTAAAGCTTTCGCGTTCTTCAACTTCTGCTTTCAGCACTGGGCTGCTGAACGGGCAGGGCTTGAACATGCCGATGAAACAACCCAGTTCAACCGTTTCCGTAAAGATCTGACCATTCTGGCGGGCCATTACGACATGGTGACGAATATTCGCGGCGAGGTAAGGGCAGAGGCAAAGAGCTTGTCCTACGCGAACATGGAACAGGAGGAGTTTGAGCGCTGCTATTCGTCGCTCATCAACGCTGCCCTGAAGCATGTTTTTGGCGGGAAAAAAAGACCAGAACATCATCAATCAGCTTTACTCATATTTCTGAGGACATCATGAGCGACTACACAGGAAGTAATACCCCGATTGACATACGAAACCTCTGGCAAACGCCACCGGAAATATTCGCTGCGCTTCATGCAGAATTCGGTTTCTGCCTCGACGTGGCCGCCAGTGAAACCAATCACCTGCTACCGAATTTTTTCACCGAGAGCGATAACGGGCTTACACAATCATGGGCGATCCCCGGACTGGACGGATATTGCTGGTGCAATCCGCCTTACAGCGACATTTCCCCCTGGGTTAAGAAGGCTGCCGACCAGAATAAATACGGTTGCATTGGCACAGTAATGCTGGTGCCGGCTGATATGTCGGTTGGCTGGTTTCGCGATGCAATGGAGAGCATCAGTGAAATCCGCATCATAACGGGCGGGCGCCTGTCCTTTGTGAGATCAGACACAAAGCAGCCAGTGAACGGTAATAACAAAGGCTCAATGCTCCTCATCTGGAAGCCGGTGGCATCTGTTGCGCCAGTCACAACTTACGTTGAACGTGAAAGCCTGATGTCGCATGGCCGCAAGTTGATCCCGCATGCATGAGCGTTGCATTCGCTGTCACGCCATCCTCACCAGCGAGGATAAACATCACTACGGCATAAGTTGCGAATCCTGCGAATGCGACATGGAGTGGGAAGAACATGAGCAACATCAACCAATCAAATCCGCATACTGGCGGTGGCGGGCAGTCTGCTTTGCTGTGCGCTGGCTGTGGAACTGGCCTCAAGCCGTCGGAAGTGTGTGCCTGCACCGGGTGTCTCAACTTCTGGCTGCTTGCCGATCCGGCTTACGACATGACAGGAGAAAATGATGGCTAAAGGCATCAAGCCGAAGCCGCCGAAGCCCAAGAAATGCAAAATCTGCCCTGATAAATTCACTCCCCGCAATACCCTGCAAACCGTCTGCTCTCCTAAATGTGCCATCCAACTCGCTAACCACCTATCCGAGCGCAAGCAAATGCGCCTGGAGAAAGAGCAGCGCGCGGCATGGAACAAACGCAAAGCAGATGTGAAGCCGTTAAGCCACTGGATCAACATGACCCAGCGGGCGTTTAACGACTACATCAGGACGCGGGACGGGGATATTTGCATAAGCTGCGGCAGCACAACGGCGGTTAGTTACCACGCGGGGCATTTCCGGACGACAGCGGCAGCATCACAACTTCGATTTAACGAGGACAATGTGCACAGCCAGTGTGCGTCGTGCAACGTGCATCACTCCGGCGCGATTGGTCCTTACCGCATCAACCTCATCACCAAGATCGGCCTTCAGCGCGTTGTGGCGCTCGAATCAAACAACGAACCTCACCGATACACCAGAGAAGAACTGGACGACATACGTGCGCGTTACAGGGCTTTGCTGCGTGAACTGATTAAGCAAAGAGAGGCAGCATGAGCTTAGAAGCTACAGTGAAGTACCATTTTCCAAAGGGGCAGAACTTCAGCGGAACAGCGCCTCAGACGTCACCAGACACATTAACTGGCACGGATTACATTGCCAGCATGGGTATGGCTATGTCTCGCGCCCCGCTCGGTTACAGCGCTTTCATGGGGAAGGTTGGGGTAAGCGAGAACGACGCCGCACGCGCCGTATCCCTGTTAACTGAATTTGCACTGCAGTCCTGCGATAAGGTTGCCGCCTTTCGCAAGCTTGATGTCAATATTAAATCAGCGGTCATGCAAACGCTCGCAACTTATGCCTACCACGATTATTGCCGCAGTGCTGCAAGCGTAAAGCCATGCAGTTGCTGCGAAGCCAGAGGTTTCATTGAGGCAGACGTGTTCTCGATGAAATCGCCTCTCTCCGGAGGCCACAGCAGAAACGTGAGAGAGGTAGTTCGCGTATTATGCAAGCAATGCAAAGGCAAGGGGTTGATAACAGCATCGTGCCGAGACTGTAACGGACGCGGGCGTGCGGTAATGAAAGCTGAGACCGAAAAGCAGGGCGTGCCGGTAATGGGCGACTGTAAGCGATGCAGTGGTAGAGGCTATGAGCGCATACCTTCAACCGAGGCGCACAATGCTATCTGTGGGATAACTGATGCCATTAGCCTGGACTCCTGGAAAAAGAGCGCAAAGGCATTCTATGACGGGCTGATCACCAAGCTTGATATAGAGGAATCATGGGCAAACACCGCCCTTAATAGGGTTACTGGATAGCGCAATCGGAAATAGCTCATAAATTTATAGTGAGCTATTTACTTTTCCCGAAGTTGGGGATATGATTTCTAACAGTTGAAGTTGCGTGCTGTTGTTCGGTACGCGATAAATCAGGTTCCATCACTCTGTGATAATCAGAAAGCCCTCCGGACTCACCATCTGCGAGGGCTTTTGTGTTTTATTGGCTTACTCTTTCTTACCGGTGAAGCGTTCCGTGGCAACTGCTGTGCCTATTGTTACGGCTATTCCGGCAACAAACTTTGCAGCTGTTCCGGCTTTTTCAGCTAAAGATTTTGTACATGAAGGGCACAACTCTTCGTCGTAGCCTTTGCTTCCTTTAGCATAATCATCACAGCCTGGTGAACGACAGGCATACAAATCCTGCTTACATTTAGGGCACTGGCATTTATCGCGGCGCAGAATGTTTTCTTCGATTACGATTGGCGAAACTTTCTCACGGCAATGTCCGCATATTCCTTCATTTTTAGTAGCCACAATTAATCCTCACTGGGTTTATATCGTGAGGTTATCGGCAAAAAGCACTGGCAGTTTAATCAAAAATATTCACAGGCACTGCTTCGGCGGTGCCTTTTTCGTTTTCGCCCCCGCCAGTCAAAGCGACCTCAAATCTATCCGTAGTGGCGGTGGGCGTCTTTTCTCCTGACTACAAACAGCACCTGTCCGCATTGGGAGGTGTCTATGAGCATTCAAACTATGAGCAAACTTGTTACTGGCGTTGCCCTCGGCACGTCCGGGGGCACCATCCTGAACGGTGTGCTCACCAAACTGAGCCCTGATGAGTGGTCGGCCATCGGCGTGCTGGCGGGTATCTTCGGTATCGTCATTACAGGGCTCATCAACTGGTACTTCAAACGCAAGGTCGCCAACGCTCAGGTAAAAGCGCTTGAGAAATATGGCCCGGCCGTAAAGGTTGGAGATGACTGATATGGCTATGTCATGGAGCCTGCGCAAAAAGCTGATAGCTGCTGCGGGTGGCGGGGCAATGTTTATTGCGACCGTATTTCTCGGCGGTAAAGACGGCGTTGAGGGTCGCGCTTATGAACCGTACAAAGATGTGGCCGGAGTCTGGACGGTCTGTGACGGTCATACCGGCACCGACATCATCAAGGGTAAAACCTACACTGACCGCGAATGCGATCGGCTGCTGTGGAATGACCTAAAGCCTGTAAAGAGGGCTGTCGATTCCATGGTTCAAGTGCCATTGGGCGAATATCCCCGTGCCGCTCTTTACAGTTTCACCTATAACGTCGGCACTTCTGCATTCTCTAAATCCACCCTGCTGAAGAAGCTGAACAGCGGCGACCAAGCTGGAGCTTGTGAGGAACTGCGCCGCTGGGTCTATGCCGGTGGCATGAAGTGGAAAGGTCTTATGAATCGCCGTGATATGGAGCGGTCTCTTTGCCTGGCGGATGGTCCAAATGACATTTAGCTTGCGCGCATACCTGATCCCCATCGTTGCGATGATAGCTATTGCCATAGGTTACGGAGAGATTCGTTACCGCAACGGCTGGTATGCGCACAGTGCCAAAGTTAACGCTGATTACGCACTGAAGAAACAGAAGGCCGAAGCCAAACTGGTCCCCATTGAGAAGAAGGCGGCAACAGCCAATGCGGACGGCAAAGTCATTTACCGAACCATTACCCGCGACGTGGTGAAATATGTGCAAGACCCGAATCGCACTTTGTGCCGGTTTGATGACGATGCTGTCAGCATGCGGCAGCGAGCAATCGACGCGGCCAACAATATCTCAGGATTTGATGAACCCGCCGTGCAAACTCAGCTCAGCTGGAAAGGACAGTGACACAGACCTGCAATCGGACGTTGAGAATGCGGATTGTGTTAGAACGCTCCGCCTCAACACCTACCGATGGCAGGCTTGGTATAGAGCTTCGCAATGATCATCACAGGGCGCATTTGCGAGTGCACCCGATGATGATAAAGATTTTCTGATGAATGCCGATTATTCTCTCTGAAACTAATCGGGAGGTGGCATGAAGGTATTGCAAACATTGGGCCCTTACAATAAGGACAGTCAAGTTGGTATTTTTCAATATAGGAGAGTTCAGGCAGGGATAGAAATTATACCAATCGACCAAATGGGTAAGCTCCCTTTAAAAAAAGTCATGATTCCGCACGACAACTGGCTAGCAATGTTAGTGCAACTGTCAGCGAATACCAAAACAGTGCACGGGTTAACCCCTCTGAAGAAAGATTTAAAAAGATATATAGGGAAGGTGCCTGGGTTGCACAATAACCATATGCCAGCTGTTGCGGCTATCTTAGAGCACGAAGGCTCCATTGACCATTATGGAGGCAAGATGGGTCGTAAGAAGTCAGCCACGATTTATCTTAGAACTGAAATTTGAAAACAGCCGCCTCCGGGCGGTTTTTTATTGGAGTAAATATGATCATAACTCCGAATGCGAATAGGAATCGATAACAGGAGCGGCTTAATGTGAACCGCTCCTGCAAGGTTTAGCTAACTTTTAATGTCAGAATAATGTCGAGCACTACTCGTAAAACCGCTTCCCATGCATGTAGCTGGCTTTCTTTCATCGACAAGGCTGTTACACAAATTATCATTAATGAAAGAAATGTGAATATCGTTTTCATAGCCTCTCCTCAAGGGCTTTCCTTAAGCGGGATTGCTTGAAGGAGAGTGCAATTACGATAAGGAATCGGCTTTTTAATAAAAAACGAAAATATTTTTTAACTTACTGTTAAGTGGTGATTTTATTTTGAGTATTTGTGTTAAGTAGGGGGGGTAATGGCTACACCAGATTGGGAGGCCATTGAAGCGGCTTACACGGCTTTAATCACTCAGTAAGCTGGGTTATGATTTGTAAGTCAGGTGCGCGAGATGGCCGAGCGAAAGTTCTGACGGGACAAAGCGTGACATGAGCTACATCGAGCAGTGGTGCACGTGACCGATACTGCAAGAGCGTGGGTTCGAATCCCACCCTGACAAACTAACCGCCTACGGGCGGTTTTTTATTGGAGTAAATATGGCAAAACCGGATTGGGAGGCCATTGAGCGCGAATATCGTGCAGGCGATTCCTCAATCCGCGCTCTGGCAGAAAAGCATGGCGTAAGTGACACAGCCATTCGTAAAAAGGCAAAAGCGGAAGGATGGGAGAAGCCAGTAAAGGTTCGCACTGGGGGGCAGGGTGAAGTTCGCACCGCGAACCAAAATGCGAACCTGCGAACCAGCGCAGAAGAAGTTGTCGAGGATGAAGACCTAGCGCCTATGCAGGCCGCATTTGTTCTCGAATATGTCAAAGACAGAAATGGAACACAGGCGGCAATCAGGGCAGGCTACAGTGAAGACTCTGCTTCTGTTACTGCCTCAAGATTGCTAAGTAAGGCTAAGGTTAGAACTGCGGTAAACAGGCAACTTCAGGCAGCAGCTGAAAGGCAGCTCATAACGGCTGATCGTGTCATAGCTGAGATGGCCGCCATTGGGTTCTCCAACTTTCAAGACATCCTCGATAGTCGTGGCGATTTAACAAACGTTAAAGATTTGCCGAGACAAGCCGCTGCCGCCATAAAAGAGATAAAGGTCAAAGTAACCTCTCGCGGTGATGACGATATAGAAGAGACTACGTTCAAACTACACGATAAGCGTGCAGCATTAACTGACCTGATGAAGCACCTGCAGCTTTTCGGCCCTGAGCAGGAAGGTGGAGAAGTAGAACCTACGCCCGTGCAAATTAATGTGAATGTAGTTGATGCGAGGAATTACGATGGGAATCAGCCCGACGCTTAATATTCCTCAGGCTCGCTTTCTTTCCATGCCCCACAAATTTAAGGCGTATGTCGCTGGCTTTGGTAGCGGTAAAACGTGGATTGGTTGTGGCGGTATCTGTAAGGGGTTTTGGGAATTCCCGAAGGTAAATCAGGGATACTTTGCTCCGACATATCCGCAGATACGTGACATTTTCTACCCTACAGTGGAAGAAGTGGCTTACGACTGGGGCCTTAATGTAAAAATTAACGAGAGCAATAAAGAAGTCCATTTTTATGAAGGCCGCATCTACCGTGGAACCACGATATGCCGCTCAATGGAAAAGCCTGAGACAATTGTAGGTTTTAAGATTGGAAATGCGCTCGTCGATGAGCTGGATGTGATGAAAGCCGTCAAGGCCCAGCAAGCATGGCGAAAAATCATTGCCCGTATGCGATATAAGCGCGATGGGTTAAGAAATGGCATCGACGTTACAACTACCCCTGAGGGGTTCAAGTTTGTTTATCAGCAATTCGTCAAAGCCATAAGGGATAAACCAGAGCTGTCGACACTCTATGGGCTTGTGCAGGCCAGCACGTTCGATAATGAGAAGAACCTCCCGCCAGACTATATATCGTCACTCATGGGGTCTTATCCGCCAGAGCTGATAAAGGCATATCTGCGTGGGCTATTCGTTAACCTGAATAGCGGCACTGTTTATCATGAATTCGACCGCACGCTTAATAATTGCACCGATGAGGAACAGCCCGGAGAGCCACTATTCATAGGCATGGACTTTAACGTGGGGAAAATGGCAGGGATTGTTCACGTCAAGCGTGACGGACTGCCGCGCGCAGTCGCAGAGATAACCAGTGGCTACGATACACCTGATATGATCAAGCGCATCAAGCGTCAGTTCTGGAAAGAGACGGATGAGAATGTTTTCGAGAAGACGCGTGAAATTTATATCTATCCTGACGCATCTGGTGATTCGCGAAAGTCTGTCAACGCAAGCCAGACCGACCTTTCTCAGCTGCGTGATTCAGGATTTACTGTCAGAGCTGAAGCCGCTAACCCTCCGGTAAAAGATCGCATAAACACTATGAACGCCATGTTCTGCAACGCTTTGGGCGAGCGCAGGTACAAGGTGAACGTTCAAAGATGTCCAACATACACTGAAAATCTTGAGCAGCAGATATGGGCAGACAATGGCGAACCTGATAAATCAGCAGGGAATGACCATACCAATGATGCTGCTGGCTACTTCATTCTGAAAGATTTCCCCATCATTCGGAAAATGGTACATGCGCCAGTTTCCTTCAGACGATAAGCGACTATGGCTAACTATTCATACGCAAGAGAAGAATACAGCGATGCCGCAGAGTCATGGCAGCTTGTCAAAGACTGCGTGGCCGGCAGCCGTGCGATTAAAGACCAGGGCATTCGCTACCTGCCAATGCCTGACCCGACCAATGAGAGCAAAGAAAATCAGGAGCGTTACGCGGCATTACTGAAGCGCGCTATGTTCCTAAACATCACTGGGCGCACCCGTCAGGGACTAATTGGCGCAGTGTTCCGCAAGACCGCCGAGGTGGATTTGCCGGACTCGGTGAAATACCTCATCGAAAACGCCAGCGGCGACGGCACAAGCCTTGAGCAGCTTTCTAAAGAGGCTGTAGGTGAAGACCTCGATACAGGCCGCGGTGGTTTCTTCGTGGACTATCCGACAAGTGACTCACCAGAAGGCACACGCCCGACAAAAGCGCAGACAGCAGGGCGCCTTGCTCACATTCATCTTTACGAAGCCTTGAGCATCATCAACTGGCGCGAGGATGTGATTAACGGCGTGCGCAAGCTTACGCTGGTTGTGTTCGCTGAGTGCTACAACAAAGTGGAGGCCGACGAGTTCAGCTTCGACGTACGCAAGCAGTTTCGCGCCCTGACGCTGGAAGATGGCGTGTATCGACACCGTATGTGGCATGAGGGTGATCCGTACGAAGCGCCGCAGCTCGACGTTTACCCGACAGACCACCTCGGCAAAACGTTCGATCACATCCCGTTCTACTTCTTCGGTGCTGAGAGCAACGATGCTCGCATTGATAAGGCGCCGCTCGAAGACCTGGCTGAGGTGAATGTGCTCCACTACGGTAACAGCGCCACTGTCGAGGAATCAGGCTTCATCAGCAGCCAGCCAACGCTGTTCTTCACGACCAATATCGACCAGCAATCTTTCGAGGCCTGGAACCCTGGCGGAATCCAGATTGGTTCAACAAGGGGTTATTCCCTTGGCTCTGATGGCAATGCAATCATGCTGCAGGCCAGTGAAAGCCAGCTCGCGCTCAAGCTGATGCAGGAAAAAGAGAACCAGATGCTGATGATTGGTGCGCGCATCGTGCAGCAGTCAGGGCAGAACGAGACAGCAGAAGCCGCCCGCATACGTTACAGCAGCGACAACAGCGTACTGGGTACGATTGCCGGTAACGTCAGTGAGGCGCTCAAGCGCGCTATTCTGGATGCTCAGTTGTATATGAGCGGCAAAACTGACATGACCAATACCGTGTTCTGGCTGAATCAGGAGTTCTTTGACGCTTCACTCACCTCGCAGGATGTTCTGGCACTCATCCAGAGCTGGCAGCAGGGCATCATCGCTAAGAGTGATGTTCGCACCAGGTTCCGTCAGACCGGTTGGCTTGAGGCTGACCGTAACGACGATGACATTGATGCGGAGCGCGCTGAGGAGCCGCCTGTTGATGGCGATACCCTTACTAATGCCCCTGACCAGGTCACTGAGGAATAACCATGAGCGCAGACGGTTACACGACAGACGCCGCCACGCGCCATCAGGTTTACGTACAGCGATTCGGTTCGGGTCTTGCTGGTAAGGCGGCTAAGTTTGTCCGCAAGGCTATCAGGCGCGCTAAAGAGGCGGTTAACGAAGGGCTGAGCCAGTACGCCACTGCTCGCTATAATCGGCAGATGGAAACACTCAGTAATGACCTGAACGCCATTTACGGTGAGCTGTCGCAGCAGCAAAAGCTCGATATGGGTGAGTTCGCGCAATACGAGTTCACCTTCAATAGCAAACTGCTGGGCCAGATCGTTAAAGCCTCTGTTCGCCTCGCTGAGCCATCGGTAGAAATGATTGCCGCTGCTGTACTGGCTGACCCGCTGGAGCTTGCAGTAGGCAAGGGCAGGCAGGTTATTGACATCACCGGCGCGCTGGCGCAGTTCGGCAGCAAGAAAACGGCTGATATCCTCAGCGAAATCGCTATCGGCTCATCTCTCGGTGAGACGCAGAAGCAAATCGTCAGGCGCCTTACCTCACTGGGCGTGTCGCATGAGGAGCAGGTCGGCTCGCTGGTCAGGACGATGACAAATCACGTTGCCTCGTCTGCACGAGCGGAAACGCTGAAGCAGAATGACGACATCCTTGAGGGACATCGCTGGATAGCAACGCTCGACAGCAGAACAACGCCGGTATGCCGCGCTCGTGACAGGAAGGTATATACACTGGATGGGCCAAAGCCTCCTGCTCACTGGGGATGCCGATCTTCAATCGTGCCGGTTCTCAAGCCTGGGTACCAGCGCGAGATTCCCGGTAGCACGCGCCCGTCAAAAGGGCCGGACGGCGTTGAGCAGGTCAGTAGCAACACCAGTTACGGTGACTGGCTTGCAAGGCAGCCTGCAGCATTCCAGAAAGAGGTGCTCGGGCCTGCGCGCTACAAACTGTTTAGCAAGGGCGACCTTAGCATTGATCGCTTCGTCGACGACAATGGCAAGCAGTACACTCTCGACCAACTCAAAGAATTAGAGCCGCATGCTTTTGAGCTTGCTGGAGAGTTTTAACCACAACTTCCTCTTTTCGTGTCTAATTCTTTTATTGCATCTCTGAAGGCGTCGTTTGCTTTGCCGGTGAGTGAAATGGCTTCTCTAATGGAATTTTTTTGTTTTTCTATATCGTCATTACTGCTGATGGAAGAATTCAACGCACCGCCGATGTCGTAAGATAAATTGGAGAGCTTATCCGGCGCGTATGCGGCCATATCTATAGCGGACGATGCCAAAGGTTGCGCTAAATTCCTTAAAATCTCGTTATTGAGATGCCTCATGTCCGGAGAATATGAAAAGTGAATCCAAGCTTTCAAAAACGTAGAATATTTTTCCCTCAAGTTTTCCTCTTGATGATCTATTCGAATTATGCATGCGTTTTTATATGAAATATTTGCCTGCTGATAATTACCTAGCCATCCAAATATAGCCGTCACCGCTGCGCCAGCTAAAGCACATAGGACAGGAAATATAGAAGTAATAAATACCGATTTCGAATTAGTAGACATAAACCCTCCATTAAGCACCTGAATTTAACATCTTTTTTATATCTAACCCATAGCTGGCTGGGCCAGCACACATCCATTCAGGAGAATGTATGACTCTGAAGTATCAGCTTACCGCTGAGGAATTCGCTCAGCTCGAAGAAGCCAAACAGGCGCTGTATGTGCAGCAGGGAGAGGTGTATCAGCTTCAGGTTGATGGCATCCCGCAGGAAGACGTCAGCGGCCTCAAGCGCCAGCGTGACGAGCTTCTGGCAGAGAAGAAGGCCGAGCAGGAACGTCGCCGTGCAGCTGAAGAGCAGGCACAGCGAGAGGCCGATGAGCGTGCTCGTGCTGAAGGAAACTATCAGCAACTGTTTGAAAGCTCACAGGCTGAGCTTGAGCGTGAGCGTAACAGCCTTACAGAGCTTCGCCGATCCATTGAACAGCGAGACATCAACCTTGCGGCTACTCGCGTCGCAACGGCCATTGCAGATGGCTCTAACGCCGAAATCCTTACCGAGTTCATTGCGCGCCGCCTGAAGGTGGCAGAAGGGCTGGTACGCATCACTGATGAGTCAGGCAATCTCACGGTCAGCACTCTCGCTGATCTGCAGAAAGAGTTCGAAACCTCTCCGCGTTACGCATCCCTCGTACGCGGCAGTCAGGCAGGTGGCGGCGGGGCCGCGCCTAAGAGTGGTGACCGGGTTACCAAAACATGGGAGCAATTATCCGGCATGGAGCGCGTTGAGCTTCGCCGAACTAACCCCGCCGAACATGCGCGACTTAAAGCAGTGCATGAGGCATCCAAATAAGGATTTAAGCAATGCCAACCATTCTTTCTGACGTAGTGTTCCGCGACGAGCTGCGCGACTACATGCAGGTAAACACTGCTGAGAAAACCGCGTTTTTCCAGTCAGGCATCCTGACAAACAACCGCGACATGAGCACGCTGCTGGCGTCGCCATCAAACACCTTCACCATTCCGTGGTGGGTTGATCTGGATGCGTCTGTTGAGTCCAACTACTCGAATGACGTTTACACCGACATCGCGGTTCCGTTGTCAGTAACCTCTGCCAGCATGCAGGCGCGCGCTGCGTACCTGAATGAAGGCTGGAACGCGATGAGCCTGGTGAAAAATATCACCAATCAGGATCCGCTAGAGTTCGTGGCAAGCCGTCTGACCAGCTACTGGCAGCGCGTTGCTCAGCGCCGGGCTATTGCCACTGTGGTCGGCATTTACAACGGCAACGTTGCTGGTAATGCTGGCGACATGGTTGTTGACGCTGGTGGCCCTATCACCGCAGCTGCAATTATCCGTGCCCGCGCGACGATGGGTGACTATAGCCCTCAAATCATCACGCCATCCGGTACCACGGCGCTGAGCGTCATCGCGATGCACTCTGCTGTGTATACCGAACTCTCAATCCTTAACCAGATTGATTTCACCCCGATTGCGGATCAGGTGCCAGAGTTCGGTCGCTACCAGAACATGGTTGTTGTGCTGGACGATGGTCTACCAGTTGTGGGAACTGGTGCCGATGCGAAGTACCTCTCTATCATCTTTGGTCCGGGCGCTCTTGGTTATGCCGAAGAGCAGGATGAAGATGATATGGAATATGATCGCGAACCTGCACGCGGCAACGGTGGTGGTGCAGAAACACTGTGGACGCGTCGTAACTTCGTGATTCACCCGCTGGGCTACTCCTTCAACAGCACCACCATCACAGGCACGCCGGGAACCAGCCGCCCGATTTCCGCTAACTGGAGCGATCTTGCTCTGTCTACCAACTGGGATCGCAAGTTCTCTCGCAAGCAAATCCCACTGGCCTTCGTGACCTCTAACGTTGCCGCTTAATCTAAACCGCCCCCTTTTGTGGGGCTTCTAAGGAGTCAGAAATGACCGTTGAAAAAGATAACTACGTCGATCCTGAGAAGAAGGCACGTTGGGGGTTCGCCGAAAAGAACGGTGAAATTGTGGTAGGCCCACAGACCGTTGGTGAAACCGGTGGCGTGGATCATGCCCGCGTTACTCCAAAAGATGATGGCACCCATGGCAATGGTTCTGGCGTTCAGCCAACAGCCGCAGATGTGGCTGAGCTGGAGAAAAAAAATTCAGACCTGCAGGCGCAACTGGATGCGGCCAATGCAAAGCTGGCTGAAGGCGCAAGCGGTGGTCAAAGCGATCCTTTGGACAGCCTGAGTGCAACAGAGCTTAAAGCTAAGCTCGATGAGCTGGGCATTGAGTACAAAGGCAACGCGTCTCAGGCTGCACTTCTTGAGCAGCTCAAAGCCGCTCAGGAATCATAACAGTAATCCTTGGGGCTTCGGCCCCATCTAGCACGGAGTGAACATGACAACGTACATTACCGTCGCTGACGTGGATGAGGTGCTTGGCGCTGACTGGACGACGCCAGAGAAGAAGGCCAGAGCTGTGTTACAGGCTAACGCCTACCTGACCGCGCTCAACCTGCAGAGCATCCCTGATGTCACTCCTGATGATGTGAAACAGGCAGGCGCATTTCTGGCATCTGCAGCTGCCGCTGGCGTGCTCTATAAGCAGCAGGTTGAATGTGGCGCGCTGACCAGTAAAACGGTTGATGCTGATGGGGTGAGGGTGACGAAGAGCTATGCATCATCCCAGTCTGTTAGCAGCTCATTGCTGCCGGAGGATGTTCAGTTAGCTCTCGCTCTGCTCAAGCCGTGGCGCAGCAATCCTCTTGCTTTCAGGGTGTATCGATAATGGGCATTCGAGACGAGCTACAGGCTGAGATTGCTGAGGCATTCGATACTGACCTTTCTGATGCGGTGCACGACTTCACAGGAAGTTACACGGTGCAGGCTGGATGGGATCCGGTTACGGAGACAGGCAGCGAAACCACGCGAAGCTATTCTGGTCGCGGAGTGCTGTCCCGTTATGAGCTGAGCCGCATTGATGGTGTGAATATCCTGCATGGCGACCTTCGCCTTACCGCGCTGGCCAACGAAGTAACGGATATTCCCAGCGAGAGCCACGGCATCACAGCGCCAGACCTTGCGACAGGCTTACCCCAAATCTACCGCATAGTGACGCTATCGCCCGATCCGGCTGGCGCGACGTACCGCATCCAGTTAAGGAGAAAGTAATGGCTAAGGGGTGGGATAACGACCCGACAATTTTTGCTGGTCTGATTGAGGAAGATGTGGGAAAGAAGCTTCGCATCATCTCAATGGCGTTGCTGACTGAGATTATTCAGCGATCGCCAGTAGGTAACCCCGATCTCTGGATGAGTCCGGCCCCTAAAGGGTATACAGGCGGCTCATTTCGAGCCTCTCACATCGTCAGCATTGGTTCACCGGACTACTCTAAGCCGGCCGCGCCGGACAAAGTTGGCACGAAGACCATCCAGCAGGGCTCAGCTGTAATTGCCCAGGTTAAGCCTTACTCAGTGATTTATATCCAGTCGAACCTCCCTTACAGCGAAAGGCTGGAAAACGGACACTCTAAACAGGCGCCTACGGGTGTTTACGCTAACGCATTCCACGGTGTAACTCAGGCCTACAAATGACGCTCACTGAAATCAGGAACGCCATCATCTCTAGGATGACGGCGCAGACAGCTATTGCCTCAGAAGATGTCAGCTATCCGAACGGGCCAACTTACGACCCTTCCGGAAAATCCATTTGGGCGAGGCTGACCAATATCCCCGGCATGGCAGCGGCAAACGAAATCGGTGCTGGCCCCGTTGTTCAGCGGACAGGCATCGCCGTCATTCAAATTTTTGTGCCAGCCGGTTCTGGATCGCTGCTCATCACGCAGACGGCCGACAAGCTGCGCGAGCTGTTCGAGTTCGAGACGGACGGCAGACTGGGCTACTTTGCGGTCTCAGCGATCGATGCCGGTGAAACGGATGGCTGGGCGCAGATGAACATTCAAATACCTTATCGCGCCGTATGAGGCGCATAACCCCGGAGAAATTATTATGAGCTCAGGCGCTAAGGTCGTTACCGCGTACATCCGCGAAACCACGCCCGGCACCACTCCCGCGGCCGGCACATGGAATCTGCTGAAACGCAGCAGCTTCGGTGTGGGCCCGTCGCAGAACATGATCGACAACGATGAAATCGGCGGCTCACGCATGGCCCAGGGGCGCTCTACAGGCACGGTAGATGTGGGCGGTGATGTCGGTGCAAAGTTCCGCTGGGGACAGCACGATGACTTCCTTGCTTCGTGCTTTGGCACGGATTGGGTTAACAACGTGCTGACCATGGGCAACGACCGAATCGCGTTTTCTGTCGCCTCTTACGCAGAGGATATCGGCGTAGCGTCGATTGCCCGCGGCTGTCAGGTAGGCACATTCCAGCTGTCGATCCCTAATGACGGTGATATCACCGCCACCGTGACCTTTGCTGGCCTCGGCTTCGATACTAAAGCAGACGATACCAGTTACTTCTCCAACCCTGTTGATGGTGCTGGCGACCTTCGCTACACCTTCAAGCAGGTTACAGCAATTTCGCTCAATGGCGTTGCGGGCGGCGATGGCTTCTGCGTCGATACCTTCAACATCCAGTTTGACAACAACCTGCAGACGCAACGCTGCATCGGCAGTGGCAACCCGTTCGCCGGCGCCAACATCCCGACCACGTTCACCCCGTCTGGCAGCATCACGCTGTCGTGGTCGAAAGACGCCTACAACGCCTGGAAGAAAACGCTGTCTGGCGAAACCATGCAGTTCGGTTTCACGCTTGAGAACGACGAAGGCAAATACGTCTTCAACTTCCCAGCTGTGCAGGTTGACGGTGACTGGCCGGATGGTGGCAATACTGACATCGTGCAGGTGCAGCTCAATATCACGGCGGCCGACACGCCGCCGACCATTACCCGCTCTGCGGTAGTTGCTGCAACAGCGCTGAGTGTCGCGCCTGCAACCTCGACTGGCGCCGTAGGCTCCAATGTGACCCTGACGGCAACGATGACACCTGCGGGTTCTACGGATACGGTAGTTTGGGAATCCTCAGACCCGTCAGTAGCTACCGTCGCATCAACCGGCCAGAAAACTGCGCAGGTCACGCGAGTGAAAGAAGGTTCAGCAACCATCACTGCCAAGGCGCGCTCGTACACGGCCACCACGGCGATCACCGTCACTGCGTCTTAATCTAATCGCCCGTCCATAGCGGCGGGCTGCTAACAGAGAAGAACATGCTCATTCTGAAAACACCTAAATTCGATGCCAATGCCGAGCGCTGGATTGAGCCTATGGAAGGCCTGAAGCTGAAGATTGGCTCCATCAGCAATCCGGCCTTCCGCTCTCATAATGCAATGGTGCGCCGGCATATCAGCAAGCTTGATGATCGCTTTAAGGTCGGGACATCGGATTTCAACCCCGCAGATATCGACGTAAGCGACATCTCGGACGACCTGCTGATTGACTCAGTGGCAAAGCATCTGCTGCTGGACTGGGAAGGGGTGGGTGAGGCTGACGAAGCAGGGAACGAGACTGCCATCGAATATTCTGCGGAGAAAGGCAAAGCGCTGATGCTTCAGCATCCAGAGCTGTACTGGGCTGTGCTAAGCACGGCATCCGATATCGCTGACGGTAAAGAGGCGCAGACTAGGGAAACCGTGGGAAAGTCCTCGATTGTCAAAGCTGGCTCCGGGAGTTCGGCGGAGAGCACGGCGAAAAGAACCGCTGGAAGCGAGAGCGCCTAAAGTTACCACCTATCCCTGAGCCTGAAACGGACGGCGTATGCAGCGAAATTCTCGCCGCTTACGCAGTAATCACCAGAAGCAGACGATACGCAGGTATGGCTGCTACGCCGCTTCCAATCAGCCTGGAAGACATCAACACCTACCTTGCCTGCAAACCACTTCAGATTGACCGGGAAGAATTTGAGGCGGCGATCTTTGCTCTGGATGATGCGGATCGGGTGGAGTGGGATAAGAAGCAGCACAACACACAGTGACCGAATTCCATATGATGATGGCGGCGAAGTTTCCTGAGCAGAATGGCTTCACCCGAGAAGAGTACGATGCGGTGGCTGATGACTACTTAGCGAGGAAGGCGAGAAGGTTGACGAGAATTGCTTGAGGCTTGAAATAATGTCATTACTGTGTTTTTATACAGCTTTCGGTACTGATCAAATCCACAGCTAACAGTAAAGCTTTTTTAATAATAAATTAGACCTTTTCCTATTACTCAGGGTTGAGGTTTATGATTAACGAACAAGCTACTTTTACTTTTTATCAAGTTCGTAATGCAGGCTTTTATCGAGCAGGTTCGAAGGAGCATGCTTTTGCCACTTTAAGTGAAATATTAGCTGATCTTAATGGTTGGGCTGGGCAGAAAACGCTGAAAGAAACAAAAACATTCGAAGCGGATGAAGAGCGCTATCCAGCTTATTTAGTTGATGCAAAAAATTTTGGTGATGACTGGGTCCTGCTTTTATGGAATGAAGTACCAAGCAATGGACAGCGCATGCCATCTTTAAGCGAAAATGCCAGATATGGTGCGGATCCAGAGGTTGTCATGAGTCCAATTCCTGAGGGAAACATACCTGGATTTGCTACGTATTTTTGGTTCATTGCCGATAGGAACCTGATGGCAACTATTAGATTGCATAACAAAGTTACTGCGCAAGGAACATTGCAAAAGTATATACAATGCTTCTTGAAGCAATCTTCCAGGCATGCCAAGTCTGAGGTTTTTGAGTTAGAGGATGGAACTCATGAGCTTCGAATCACAGGTTACATGCGTGATATACATGATGACCATGAAGAGCGTAAGAACTACCAACCACGCTTTAATACGGGGATGCTAAAGAATCCAGGCAAGCATGAAGAAATCAGGCAAAAAGCCAATTTTATCTCGAAAATCGAACGAGTTTTGGAACTCAATTTAAGTACTGCGCCGGATTTAGCATTTTGGCAAAAGCTCCTTGAGAAGTTATATGCAGGCGCACCGCAAGCTGCGGCTGACACCACTAAGGTTAAATACATCATCTCACCTGATGTTGGCCTTGAAGAGGTTAATGAAATGATTAATCAATGGGAGCAAGATCCATCAGAAATCAATGATTACGGGTTTGTCTTTAGGGGGGAGCCTGGTAAGGTTTATTGGCTAAGCAATTCACTTTCTCGCACAACTTACGAGTTACGCATCGAGCGAGAAAACGATGAGATTGTAAGCCTGCAATCGTTACTAACTGATTTGGTTGCAAAAAAAGACATTATCCTTAGAGGGTCAGGATTGTAATGAAGGTAAAAGTGACGTTAACTATGCTTGCTCTGATCCTCGTCTTTGGGGCAGGATACTTCGGGCGTCACATAGCTTTTGCACTTCAATGGCCATTATTCGAAGCGCTGCGGACTACTGCATCAATCATCTTTGCTGTTGTTGGAGCATGGTTTGCAATTATCTATCCAGAAAGATTAAAAAAATCATTCCGCGGCGGGGATTCAAGCGGTGGCAGTGCAGGTATACATAATCTCTTCACTCCTATAGTTCATTCCACAGCAATTCTTGCGGCAGTTTTATTAGTTGGTATAGGCGCTCCTTTGCTAAAACAATTCGACTGGGTTATGGCCAATCGAACAATATTCAGGGGAGTTTCTTATGGTTTATTGGTTTTTTTGACTTTATGGCAACTTTTAACGGTTGTGTTGAGTCTAACTGGTCCGGATATTTTGAAGCGATTTACCTCAAGACAGGAAGCCTCAAAGAGAGCGGCGGAGTCTTTACTTAATCCAAAAAATAAAAAGTAAGTCTGAAATTTCAGAGCCTTATCATCAATCCTGACATATGATCAGTGCTTATGGTTTTGCATACAATTGGCGTAAAATGTTTGTTAGCGAGACCTGCTGGAAAAATCATGGACGTTAAAGACTGGATACTTGTCATTATCATTTTTGCCTGTGGCATCATTACTCTCACTGAAGCCGCATTCTTTCTGCATCGAGGCGTCTACACATTACGATTCAAGGGTACAACCCGGCGAGAATATGTTCACAGAAGTGACAGGTACGAAGTGTACTGGCTATACATGCTTCTCCACACTTGCGCGGGTTTGGCGATGATAGCTCTTGGATTCTGGATTATGCAGTTGGACCCAACTATCAATGATTGGTACCTATCAATCAGAAAATTTCTGACATTTTGAATTCTTACCTTTCACCACCTTTCACCCACTCCATGCTACGATTTGCCCAGTTATACCAATGGAGATATGGACATGAAATTAGCTTTAGCTGTGATGGGATTGCTGGTGTGCTGCGTGGCACATGCTGATACGGAAAGTGCTGCAAAAAACCTGAGCGACTGCGTAACCCAATATGCAGACAGCCAAATCAAAACCACGAAATCAGCTGGCACCATCTCTGATGAAGCTTTTGACAAATGCAGCGCTGAGCTTTCTGAGTACCATGACTCTATTGGGCCTGATAAAGCGCAATGGTCTGGTTTAAGTGCACAACAACAAGAAGCTATTGCAAAAATTAGGGACCAGACTACCTCAAAGGTTCGCGAGAGTTTGTCCTCACAGATCTTCAGCTTTATCACAGAATCGCGCAAGAACTCTTAACCCGCTCTGGCGGGTTTTTTGCTTCCAATTGCATAAGATAGGCTTTAGGATTTATCCCATAAAACCTCATGGGGATCGGGATATGAAGAAGTTGTTTACTGTAGGTGTCTTGTCTTTTGTTCTTTCTGGCTGCCTTTCGCCACCAAGCAGCCAAGAAATGCGCTCTGCCAGCTACGGTGAGCTACCGGTAAACTATCAGGAAATAGTCAAGAGCTATTCAGATGGATTACTGAAAGACCCATATTCGGCGAAATATATGATGGCTGAACCGTGCAAGGCTTGGTTGAGAGAGGGTTTGCTGACATCTTCAGGTGGAAAGCCAATGTATGGATGGCTGATCCCATACAAGGTTAACGCTAAAAACTCATATGGTGGCTATACCGGATACGAAAATCACGTTGCCTTTTACATAAATGGGCGCGTTGCAAATGTTGATGGCCTAGTAAATAACGGGCAGGCTGGATGCTCAAAGTAGCTTGAAGGGTATCTTTGTAAAAATTGATTTTCCTATTACTTGCTGCCAATGCGATAGTTAGTTTTCTCAAGGCAGAGCAGTTAAATTTTATAATAAGGTCCATAACTCTGGATCAGCTTGAATGTCTTGAAAAAATACCAAATCCGGCGTTGCCTTGAGCGAAGGAAAAAAGACGAATTGCGCTGACTTTGAACCGATAGGAATTTGCATAAACGGACTTCAAAATAAACAATAACCCGCCTCGGCGGGTTTTTTTATGCCGGAGAAAACATGGCTGAACAACAATCACGTCTTGCGATCATCATCGACAGTACGGGCGCACAGCGCAATGCAGAAGGCTTGGCGGGCGCACTTGCTAAGATGACGCAAGCTGGGGATAAGGCCGCGACAGGGGCCAGAAAAGTTGCTTTAAGCGTAAATGATGAGAAAGAGGCGCTATCAGACCTCCTCGGGCAAATTAATCCCGTTACAGGGGCTTTAAACCGGCTAGATAAGCAACAGGCAAAGCTAGAGACTTTCTATAAAAAAGGTTCCCTGCCAACTGAAGAGTATGAAAGCTACCTATCCATTATCGAGCAAGCAAGAAATAGGGTGTCAGGGTTTTCTGAGGCTATAGGAAAAGCTGGAGTGTCTTCTAAGCAAGCTGCTTATCAAATGCGTATGATCCCTGCGCAGATGACTGACATAGTTGTAAGCCTTGCATCAGGGCAGGCTCCACTTACAGTTCTGTTGCAACAGGGCGGACAGCTAAAGGATATGTTTGGAGGCATAGGGCCAGCCGCAAGAGCCTTAGGCGGTTACATATCCGGACTGATAAATCCTTTCACTCTGGCGGGTGGAGCGGCAGGCGCATTCGCATTGGCACTGTACTCTATTGACGAGCAATCATCAGCCCTCAATAAATCTGCCAATAGCCTTTCAAATGCTAGCGGTCTGAACCTAAATCAGTTTAAAGCCTTGGCTCAAGGCGCTGCTGGCCTTGGTGTATCTTACGGTGCTGCTATTGATGCTGTAAGTGAACTTACGAAGAGCCTGAACACCAACACGAGCATTTATCCTCAAGTGATAAAGGCTTCAAGTGATTACGCAAAGGCAAGCGGGCAAGATCTTTCTGACGTTATAGGCATGTTTAACCAGCTGTCTGCTAATGGCGGTAAATCTATTGACGATCTCGATGATAAATTCAATTTCCTTACGCTAGCCCAACGTAAACAGGCTGACGAAGCATTGCGCAGCGGAAATATAGCTGACGCTCAACGCATCGCTTTTGGTGGGCTGGCAACAAAACTTCAAGATTTAACGAACAAGCTAAACCAAGGCGCCACAGGGTGGGATAAATTTTGGCGCTCTGTAGGTAAGGGAGCATCTGGTGGCTGGGACACCATCAAGGAGATTGCTGGAGGTGATTACTTTGATAATGCGGACGTTCGAAAATACCAAGATCGTACGCGGCTGAGGTCGCAAAAAACGGATGCGGGGACTTGGAAAACAGCTGATGAGAATTATTATCAGATGTTGAATAAAGCATCTCCAGCAGTCAGAAATTATCTTCAGGCCCAACAAGAACTAGATCAAGTCACGCAGAAAGCAGCTGGGAATCAGTATCTGAAGACTCTCAGCGATCAGGTATCTGATAATGCTGACGCTGTAACGCGCGCTAGAAACGCCTTGAAGGCGCTTAATACTGAATACAGTATGCAACCTGCTGATGTAAGAGCTGCCGGCCAAGCTGATTACGCCGCGCGAAAATCACAGCTGGAGAAAAGCCTTAAAGATGCCGAGGATGCGGCCAACAGAAAGCCGCGCGAGAAAGCTTACACGGAAGACGCTGGATCACGCATGCTTGACCAGCTACGCCAGCAGCAGCAGGTGCTGATGAGCCAGGCTGACACTGGCGAGAAGATTGGCACGCAGCAGCAGGCGCTGATTAAGTGGGAGCGACAGCTTGCAGACATCAAGAGCAAGCAGACGCTTACCGCGGACCAGAAATCGCTACTAGCCAGCGCTGACCTCATTACCTCTCAGTTGCAGCAGAACGCCGCACTCGAACGGCAGATTGAAACCCGTGAAAAGCTCCTTGCGCTGGATAAGGCGCGCGCGGACATTATGCGAACCATCGCTAACCGAGAAAGTCAGTATGCCACTGACGAACTCTTTGCCGGTGGCGGCCTGAGCCAATACGAGCAGCAGCAGTACACTCAGCGCCTGTCACTTGAACAATCCTATAACGACAAGATCACACAGCTTCGCCAGAGCAGGGCGCAGGCTACCAGTGATATTGCGCGCGAAGAGATTGACCAGGAGATTCAGCTCCAGCAGCAGGCGCTGCAAACAGAGCTCAGTAACTACGACAGCCACATTGCCAGAATGAACGAGCTTCGCGGCTCATTCACCGCCGGAGCCTCACGCGCATGGCAGGAGTACAGTGACAGCGCCGCCAGCGTTTCTGCTATGTCTGAACGCTTATTCACGAATGCTTTCGGCAACATGGAAGACGCGCTCGTTAAGTTCGCCACCACGGGTAAGGCATCCTTTTCTGACTTCGCCAACTCAGTGCTCTCTGACATTGCCCGCATTGCTATCCGTCAGTCACTGATAGGAATTGGCAGCAGCTTATCTGGCAGCTTTGGCGGATTGTTCGGGGGCACGACTGCAGCGGCATCGACTGCAGGGCAGTCCTTTGCTGTTCCTTCATACCGGCCACCGACCATGAACGCCAAAGGCGGAGTGTACGATTCGCCCTCTCTTAGTGCATACAGCGGCGGAGTTTATGACTCACCTCAGCTCTTCGCCTTTGCAAAGGGCGCAGGCGTATTTGGGGAGGCCGGGCCTGAGGCCATTATGCCGCTAACGCGCTCTTCCGATGGCTCACTGGGCGTCAGGATGGTTGGCGGGGAGCAGGCGGGATCAGTCAGGTCAGGTGACGTCATAATCCATCAGACTATACAGGTGAGTGGTAATGGCGATGCAGCGCTTCAGCGGGCTATGGAGGAAGCTGCACGCAAAGGGGCAACAGACGGCGCTAAACAGGCCCGTCAGGACATGCTGCAGGATTTCCAGAACAGAGGGCAGGGGCGCCGCCTGCTGGGTGTATAACACAGGAGTAAAATATGGCAGATGTACTGGAATGGCCCGGCCCCAATCCTTCCTCGCTTAGCTGGCAGCTTGAGTCAAATACCAAAACTTTCCGCTCCCCCTTTAACGGCGCATCACAGACGGTTCGCTTTCCCGGCTCTCGCTGGAAATGCACCGTTGAGTATGCCGTGCTTGAAGAAGCTCAGGCGAGAAAGATTGAGGCGGTGATTGCCGCGCTTGATGGTGAATACGGCAGGGTGAGGATCAGAGACTGGGGTCGGGCAGGCAGAACGCCTGCCGGAACCCCCATCGTGACTGACCCTGAGCAAACTGGCGTGGCCCTTACCACAAAGGGATGGGCCGCAAACACGCTGGTGCTTCGCGCGGGCGACTACTTCACCGTTAACTCGGAGCTCAAGAAAGTGACGGCAGACGTGACGAGCAACGCATCCGGCGCGGCAGTCATTCAGTTCGCCCCGATGTTACGGTCGTCTCCTGCTGCCAATGCTCCTCTAGAGGTGCAAAACCCGTGGGGAATTTTCAAGCTCAAGGATAACTCGCAGGGCGAGATACGCCGTTCACCGGGGTTAGTCTGCGCTACCACAATCGAGTTTGAGGAGGCTTTTTAATGATGTACTCACCTTTTTCAGACTCGATGGTTGACTGGCTGTCTCGCGATCGGGTGACGGTCGTGGTTGCTGCAAACATCCAGTTTGAGTCAGGCACCGCTTATGTGCACTCCGGCACCGGCACCATCGTTATTGACGGGTTTATCTACTACGGTATGGGCCGGATGGGCTCAATCGATGACGTCAACGAAACCAACACGACCAGCCCTACACAACTAAAAATGACGCTATCCGGTCTGGATATGTCGCTTTTTGCCAAGACGCTGAATGAGAAGTGTGTGGGCAGGGCGGCGGAAATCTTTCTGGTTGCCATAGACGACAACGGGAAAGTCCAGGTTGCTGACCTGATTTTCCAGGGGAAGGTTTCGAGTACCGGCGCCACCGCGGGGGAAACAAACGCACTGCAGTACACCGTCAGCAATATTTTCGACGACTGGCAGCGTCCTTTCCCTGACCGCTACACCGATGAGTCACACCGCGCCGCCCAGCCAGACGATCGCATTTTCCGTTACGTCGCACAGATGGCAGACCGCTCTATCTTTTGGGGCAGCAAAAAGGACGCGCCGGGCTTTACCTATTCGTGAGGTTTTATGAAACACCCTGACTGGCAGAAAAGACTGGTAACCACAATTAAGGCCGCTGAGAAGCGGCCTTTTTCATGGGGTAAAAATGATTGCTGCCTGTTTGCGGCCGACTGCGTAAAGGCGATGTGTGGCGAAGATTTTGGCGCTGAGTTCCGTGGCAAATACGACAGTGAAACCGGCGCCAAGAAAGCCATATTACGGGGCGGCGGCTCACTTGAGCGCGTGCTTGCACGATTTCTTGATGAGGTCAGTCCGCAGCTGATTCAGCGTGGCGATATCGCTGTCGTGGTGAATGCGGGCCGCAGGTGTGCCGGTGTTTTTTATGGCGGTTGCGTATGGGTGCCGGGTGTCGATGGTCTTGTCGGGCTGCGCGGGAAAATAATGAGTGCATGGAGGGTTAAATAATGCCTGCTGCTATTCCGGTCGTTGCTGCTGTTGCCGGTGCTGTCGCAGTTGCCAATGGAGCCTATGCTATCGCTCTGGTTATTACCGTTGCAGCTCAGCTCGCCTCAACTGCCCTGACGAAGAAACCCAGCCTTGGCGGCTACAGGGATGCTCAGGAGCGTAAGCAGGTCCTGCGCGCTGCTGCAAGCCCCAAGACTGTTGTTTATGGGCAGACGCTTTCTGCAGGAACTCTATTCTTCTCTGAAGAGCAGGCAGGCGAGCAGGATGACGGCGAACTTCTTCACCTGGCAATCACTCTGGCCGGCCATCCAATCAGCAACATCGGCACCGTATATCTCGGCGATGATGACATTTCAACGTACAGCGATAACGCATCGTACGAAGTGCACATTGACCGCCAGACTGCTGACCCATACATGCTGGCAAATGCGCCGTCATGGAAACCAGACATGATCGGCAAGGGCATCAGCTGGCTCCGGGTTACGCTGAAATTCAATGCCGAAAAATTTCCTTCAGGCATTCCCAATATCACCGTTGAAAAGTTCGGGCGCAAGGTATACGACCCGCGCACAGGCCAAACGGTTTACAGCAATAATGCCGCGCTCTGCATTCTGGACTATTACCGCAACTACCTGAAGGTGCCCGATTCAGACATTAACTGGGACCAGTTTAAGGAAGCGGCAAACATCTCTGATGAGAGAGTGACTAATGCAGAGAACCTTCCTGAAGCGCGCTATACGCTGAACGGCGAGTTCGATCTGAGTGAAAACAAGGCCAGCATCCTTGAGGAAATGCTTTCAGCCTGCTCAGGGGAGGCAACCTATATTGCCGGTAAGCATGGCATTCTGGTTGGCGCCTATTATGGGCCGGCAACAGAGGTGATAACGGAAAGCCAGCTCGCAGGTGATATCGAAATCATGCCCGAGGTCTCTCAGGCAGAGCGCGTTAACACTATCAAAGGCACGTTTGTCGATCCGAAGCAGCGCTTTGCTGAAGTCGATTTTCCCGCCGTGTCCGTACCTGAATGGGTGGCCGAGGATGGCGTTGAGATATCACAGGACCTCAAGCTTCGCTTTGTCACCTCTGAATATCAGGGCCAGCGGCTGGCTGACATCAAGCTCAAGCGCACGCGAATCTCCCGCACACTCAATGTCACCCTCAATCTGAGCGGCTACCGTTATCGCCCGGGCATGTATGTGAAAGTTAACTTCCCGTCGCTGGGCATTATCAATGTGGAAATGCGCGTCACGGACTGGAAGTTTGGCGTTCAGAACGGCGTTCAGCTCACGCTGAAGCAGGAAACGGCAGAGGTATGGGGAGACGCAATTGGCAAGCCCATCGAAAGACCGCCGTTCACTCAGCTACCTACCGGTGGCGTCGCACAGCCTCAGAACCTCAAATACACCGTAGAGGAAATAGGTCAGGTCGTTCAGGGTGTGCTGTCATGGCAAAACGTGGGGCAGTACGTCTATAACCAGGTGCTGATCCGCAAAGATGGCCAGTTGGTGTTGTCAGTTCAGGTTCCGGGCGCTTTTACCCGTCTCACCGGCCTGCTGCGTGACACCTACACCGCGCACGTTATTGCAGTCAACCAGATGGGCGCTCAGTCTCCAGAGGCATACCTTGAGTTCAGCATCGAAGCACCGCCGCCGCCGTCGCGCGTCGAGCAAAAGCAGGGCTATTTTGCCGTAACCCTGATTCCTCATATCAACGAAATTACCAACGTTTCGACTCAGTTTGACTTCTGGACCTCTGAGTTAATCAGACTGCCAAACACAAGCCAGGCGACTGTCGAGGGAAATGCAACACGCGCAGGGATTGGCAGTAACTGGACAGCGCATGAGCTCAAGATCGGCCCGACCTACTACTGGTATGTGCGGACCATAAATGCCTTTGGCACCTCTGCGTTTGTTGAGGTTCCGGTGGTTTGCAACACGGACACCGGCGAACTGATTGACTACATCGACACTCAGATTCGCAAATCAGAGGCATTTGACCGCCTTAGTTCGGCTATCGATACCAATGTGGACGCCATCCTGCAGAACGCCCTCAATCTCGACGCGTCTGTAGATCACCAGTTTGAGGCCTATGGAAGAAACAGGGCAGACATCATCACTGTCCGGCAGACCATCGCCAACAATGACAGTGCATATGCTCAGAAGTTTGAGCAACTGCAGGCGCACTCTGATTCAAATACCGCGTCAGTCCAGCAGGTGTCCAGCGCTTACGCAGACCTCAGCGGCAAGCTTTCGGCTCAGTGGGGCGTTAAAGTCCAGATAGACAGGAACGGCACGAAGTATGTCGCCGGTATGCAGCTGGGAGTCGAAGGTAATGGCGGGTCAACCCAGTCATTTGCCCTGTTCAGTGCAGACACTTTCGCCATCTACAACACCCAAAACCAGAGCTATCAGCTGGCGTTCACGGCCATAAACGGGCAGGTGTTCATCAATGATGCGCTGATTAACTACGCGAGTATCACACTGGCAAAAATCGGGTCGTGGTACTCGGCAAATTATGTTGCGGGCAGATCGGGAACAATTATGCGGGCAGACGGCTCGTTTGAGCTGAATGGCGTAAGTGACGGCGCCGGGAGGGTTATCATGAACAACGAGGGGCTTTCTGTGTTTGATGGTAATGGTGTGGTTCGCGTTAAAGTGGGGCGCATCTGATGGCCTACGGCTTCGCGATACTTCCCGATGGCTGGAGTAAGTATTTTGATATAAGTACCAGCTGCCGGCTGTTAACTCCCCTGGGGAGGGTAGCTGTCCCGATTACAACTAACTCAGGTGACTACACAGTGCCTGTAGCCATGCCTGCCAGTTACGGCGGCGGTACTATGCTCGCCATACCCAGCAAGGCGGCAGCGATATATTACGATACGGCCTCTGGCTCAAATCAGATAGGCACCATCCGCGGGCTTTCAGTTAGTGGGAATACACTGAATGTAGCTGCCCGGGGCGGCGTAAATGGGCGGGGAACGCTCTTTGATATCAGCGTTTTTGAGATCCCTCCGGCTCAGGCGCAAACGTATGGAATATCACTAAGAGACTCGGTTAATTACACCACTATCTCCGACACTTCACGCCTGGGTTACGTAACCTGGGCTGGAGTCGTAAATATAAATGGGGAGTGGGCCTTACCACAGGTTGCTAACCGTGATAACTGCGTCGTTTTTGCGCGATGGGATAACCAGTCCGTTCCGCTTTATTTTGACCGTGATTCACTCTCAATCAAAGCCTTCACAAATTTTGGTGCCAGCAATGGCTCACAAATGGTGGGCGTTGTAAACAATGTCCAGATTGTCATTGTAAGCGGAGGATTTACGCCACCGCCTCCATCCAGTGGGTATGGAATTGTCATCCGAAATGCGCAAAACCAGATTACCTTCAGTAGCGCTTTGCCCCCGGTGATATGGCGTGGAGGGGTATTTAACCTCCCTTATTATCTGGAGGTGAGTACCAGCGGCTCTCCAAAAATTGAATGGTACGCAGCTCAGGGAAATGTATCCCTGCCCATGGTTCCGCTCGGCTGTTATGGGTTCCAGGTTGGAGAATACACGCAGGGCGGAACATACCCATCAAAACCTGCTCTTTACTCCGGTTTGCTGATGAGCGGCGGAGCAATAAGCACTTATCGGGCAAAGCCCGCAGACGTTAACGTGTACTACCAGACATACCCATGCAGGAATCAGGCGGGACTTCAGCTCCCCTGTCTGGACGCAGCTGATTACTTCTGAATAACCCCATCAAACAGACCCGGCATTACGCCGGGTTTTTTATTGCCCGGAGAAAACTATGCCTGCAGGCACAATTGCTTTAACCAACAACTCCACCACCGTTACCGGATCAGGCACAGCATTCAATACCGAACTTAAAGCGAATGATTTCATTGTCGTGGTAGTCGGCGGTGTCACTTATACGCTGGGAGTACAGTCAGTCAATTCGGCTACAAGCTTAACCCTGGTGTCAACTTATGGGGGGCCGGCAATATCTGGCGCAGCATGGACTGCAGTTCCTAATGCAACCCTGATCGGTATCACGGCGCAGGTCGCAGCGGACGTGGCCAAAGCTATTCGCGGCCTGAATCAAGACAAGGTGAACTGGCAGCAGGTATTTAGCGCCGCTGGCAACATAACGGTAAATTTGCCTGATGGAAGCTCGTTCACAGGCCCAAGCTGGAACTACATGGCTAACCAGTTTGGCAATAAACTGGATAAGGCAGGCGGTGCTATGACGGGGTCCCTGTTCTTGCCTGCGCTGGAAATAACATCGCCAACTCCGTTTATTGATTTTCACTTTCAAAGTGCAGCTGATGACTACACAGCAAGGATAATCCATACAGAGAAAAATGCGCTGGAGATTAACGCAGGTTCGGGCGCTATATCTTTCCGTGTAAATGGAGGTATGCGGGTAGGTAACCCAAACATAGGCGGCGGTATTAATATCTTCAGAGGTAACGGTAACGAGGGCGCGTTGTGGGGGTTAAGTTGCGGTGACGGCAACTTTAATTTTGCAAGGGGTTCCGCCGCAGGCGGTAACGTGCATTTTGGTCTGTCAGTATTGACGGGGCACCGTGGTATTCATGGTCTGCAAGGTCAAAACGGCGCAGCATTCGGACAGCCTTATAACTGGTACTGGAACGGTAGCAACCTTGAGGCCTGGGTAGGGGTTACGCAGGTAGGTTCTTTGGTCGGTAACGCTACCTCAGACAAGCAGCTTAAAAAGGACATCAGGTATGAAACTGACCCTGAGGCTGACCTGGAGGAAGTGCTGCAATGGCGCCCAGCAACATTCAAGATGAAAGAACGCGGGATAGTACCCGAAAGCGCTGACACCCTGGGCTTTATTGCCAACGATCTGTTTGTGGCATCACCGGAATGCGTTAACGGGAAAGGTCTGCCTGATGACTATGACATTGTGGCCGACCCAAATAACCCAAATGCATACTCGCTTAACGTTATAGCGATGGTCGCCAAGATGACACATGCTATTCAGGCACAGCAGCAACAAATTTTGTCACGTGATTCTGCCATAGAAGAACTCCAGAAGCGCCTAAAAGCACTTGATGGCCTCGACGCTTAAAAGCCCAGGCAACGGGGCAGAGGTATACCGTGATCATATGCAAGCTAGTTGCGGGGTGAGTGATTAAAGCGTAGTCAGCGATAACCGAACCACCAAATAAATCTCCTTACCCACCAAACACTTTACAAATCCCCCAAGCGAGACAGCTTGATCATTTTCATAGATCAATATTACTGTGTTTATATACAGTAATAATAAAAAAGGGGGAAAATTATCATGCCACGCGAGTCCGACATTTTGACTGCATTCACAGACGCCATTAGGCTCGATACCAACACCGGAGTGCGCACAGTTAGCACTGCTGATTTCGTCAGGCTGCTGGAAAGTTACAACTGGCACTTTTCGATGAAGCAGGCTAACGAGTGGATAAAGGCGCACACCACCACGTTCCGCGACAGCACGCCAGACAACAGCCAGTCCCGCCTCTACCGCCAGTTCAATCCAAATGGAGGAATCTGATGGGCTTCCAGTCACCAGCGCAGGACTACATTGAGCCTCGCCTCAACTTGAATAAGATTTTCATGCCGCACCCTGCTAATACGTTCCGCGTTGATACGGCCACCGGCTTCGTGCTGGTTGACTCCGCAGTACCCGTCGAGCCAGGAGATATCGTGGCGGTGCAGTGGAACGGCTATCCGATGCTGGGGAAATTTTACGGCAAGAGCCTCATCACTGAGGATGGGGACGCTCTGGAGGGGGAGGCACTGCAGGATGTGATCATGCTTGGAAAAGTGACCTGCGAAATAATCAACGTTTATGATTCAGATAGACCAACTATATAAACCTGAAAGATTGTGTCAGATTGAAAGCGAATATATTACTTTGTGGGTGCTCACAAATTAATGGTTTTTTTTATGCCACCCTCGATTCTTAATTCAGCGAGGTGACAGCAATGGGGAAAAAAGCGATTGCTTATATTCGCTTCTCAACGTCTATCCAGCAATATGGAGATTCACGTAGACGTCAGGATAGATTGATTAGCGAGTGGATGTCTCAGAACCCCGGCTATGAGTTGGATGATATTACTTATCAGGATTTAGGACTTAGCGCATTCAGTGGTGCTAATGCATTGAAAGGTGCGCTTTCTGATTTCCTGGATGCTGTAGAGCATGGCTACATCCAGCCCGGAACCGCTCTTTTAGTTGAGAGTCTCGATAGACTTTCAAGAGAAAAAATTGGGGATGCGACAGATCGCCTTAAATCCATACTCAAAGCCGGGGTTGATGTAATAACCCTTTCAGACCACACAAGGTATACCAGCGACTCACTTGATGATCCTTATGCATTAATCAAAGCTATTTTGATTGCACAAAGAGCAAATGAAGAAAGCGAAATAAAGTCGCGTCGGATGCGCTCCGCATGGCAAAAGAAAAGAGAAGATGCTGAAAAATCAGGAACATTGATCACTAAGTCCTGTCCTCGCTGGCTAAAAGTTTCCGAAGATGGTATGTCGTTTCAAATTATTGAAGAATATGCAAAAACGATAGTGAAAATCTTCAGGCTTAGGCTAAAAGGTCACTCACTCAACGGTATTACCAAGATTTTGAATGACAAAGGCATCACTACCCTGACTGGTGAGAAAGGCCGCTGGAATCCATCAACAATAGAAAAGCTATTAGGAAATAAAGCGTTGATCGGCACTTATACGCCCTCTTATCAGACCATGTCAAAAGGAGTTAAAGATATCGTTGGCTATTTTCCTCAGGTAATCCCACCTAAACTTTTCAATGATGTGCAAACAGTGCGTCTCGCGCCATACGGGCGCGACAAAACCTATGATAATCCCTATCTGATAAACATATTTCGAACGGTTATGCGCTGTAAATCCTGTGGCCACTCAATAATTTTAAGTGGTATTGATGGGCGGGGGACCGGCTATTATGTATGTCCAATGAGGAGGATTCATCGCTGCTCGGCGCCAGCTATACGACGTGATCGTGTTGATGCTGCTTTGCTCTCCAGTGTTGTTCCAAACCTGAATATTTTACTAAACACATATTCAGAAAGAGGAGTGATTAAGCAGCTTGAAAATCATCTCATTGAATTGCAGATGAAAATAAATCGATTGATTGAGGCTTTACAAATTGCCCCTAATGTTGAGCAACTTGCAGAGAAAGTAAGGGAGTTGAACAAACAGTTAAGAGGAGGTGAGATGCGGCTGAGGACATTGCGCGCGCGCACTAAATCTGGATTGAGTTTGGATATCAGCAAAATGGACTTGAGCACAACAACGGACCGAGAAAAATGCAGAGATTTAGTTGGACGCAGATTTGAAAAGATCACGCTCGACACATCCGCAGGAAGGTGTGACGTTTATTTAGTCAATGGCATCCGCCTCATGAACTTTCCGGTCCTGAAAACTATCGATCCTCAGGCATTCATCAGTTCATTCGAATATATAGATGACGGCTCGATCAATTTTTAAGCCTCGGTACAGTAACGAAATTTGTCCGAACCTGATCCGAAAAAGTTGGTAACTAATTGATCTGTAAGGTACATATTGGTAAGTGTTGCAACCATAAAAAGGGGTGCTTTTGTTATTTATCTATATGATATATAACAGAAAAACTCCAGTGAAGCGTAAACAGGAATCGTATTGGGTCTTTTTTTGTCAGTTCAGCTGTACCCTCAACAGGATCTGCACACCGAGTGCTCCTCTGCTGTATAGGCGTTAAAAAACCGCCACATTGGGCGGTTGGGTAACTCTCAAAGGGTACTACGCTGGTCTTACGGTGGCCTTTGTTGGATGCCCATCCGGCCCGTCATCATGCGTATGGTCAGGGTTAGGCTCGATGATGACGAGATAATCTTCACCTTTCCCATCACGCGTTAATGTCACCAAATCCCCGGCGCGAGGTTTGGCGTCGAAATCATGCTCCTCTTCAACGCCGGTATCTTCGAAAATTACAGTAATTTTCATCATTCAGTCTCCTCCTGATAAACCGCCTCAGCGAGCGGCTTCTGCGGCTTTCTTGGCTTCATAATGTCGTCGTTTCTCAATCATCCTGATGTAAAAGTCATACAACTCTTTACGCATACGCTGCTTCATTTCATCAGGTAATGGCTCTTGCAGTTTCATCCATTCATTGAGTTCAGGCTTGCATTGTGCATAAGCGTCATCAACGACACTCTTCGCCGAGGTACTGGTCTCTATAAAGGGAATCGTGTGGTCATTCAAGCATCGAACCTCTGGAGTGTAAAAGCGTTGACCGTCCGCGATCGCTGAACTCGAAACCAACATGCCTGAAAGGAAAATTCATTTCACAATTTATTACTCCTACTTCTGATAAACGGCTCCAACGCCATGGCGAAAATTTTCACCGCTCCAGAATGAAATTTTAGCGCTTTCTTCGAAAGGCTAACCATTCTGACCAGCAATTATTTGGATTGATACCTCGATAACCCTGACTCTTGGTCATCGACTGGGCAACAAGGCTATCTACATTGATAGCGGTGGCATTGTCTCTGATAGTGTTAACTTCATCTTTAGTGAGCGGACGGCGTTTCTCTCACTCCTTGCTAAGTAGCGATGAGGGGAATAACAAAGACTAAGCTCACTTATCGGCATCCCTCTGATAAACCGGGTTATCGTCACGCAAGAATTGCAGTGCGACATTCTTGTTATGCTGTGACCGCTCGCGGAAATACTCCTTCAACTCCCAAGGTTGCTGAATCTCCACTTTGCTGTGTGCTTCAAGGTAGTGTGACATGGAGAATAAGGCGGTGAAGTGACTTTAATCATCACAGTGCATATCTGCGAGTTCGCCTTGTTATTCTCTCTAATAATGGATAAAACCAGTAGGTGTTGATTAAGTTATTGAATTTATTGAATTTATATTGAAATGAATTGCAATTGAATACGAAACTACAATCAGTGCGAAAGCGAAGTCGAAAATGTAGGATCTCGGCGTGATAATAAGCGTGAAGTTCACAATTATTCCAATTGGGAAGAACGTTAAGATTGTTGTTATCGATAATTCTGTAGGGAATAACATCGCTGCCGAGTTAGTTAAATTAGTTGGCGAGCAGAACAGCAGCTCGTCAATCATTAACGAGTCATCTTGTGAGGATTACAGCGTGCGGTTGATAAGCGTAAGTTAGAACTCAACTTTTATAAATTAATCAGCAAGCTTTTAGTGACTTTTTTAGCGCATCATTAAAAGATTAATTAGACATGACTGCATCAGGGCGTTTGATTAAAACAGTATGCTTTCCGCCTAACGCATTACATTAACCACTAAATCGGGAAAAATGCACGAAGAATTTTTTAATGGCTCAAGCTTGGTGTATTTAACAGCCTTGTTGATGTAACAAAGGAATAAGGCGCTTGGTTATACCTCGCGCCTGATAACGTGCCCAAGGTTGAGGACGCGGCATAAGACGTTAAAAGTTAATCGTCTTTGAAGTCATCGCCTTAATATTTACTCTCGCCATTTGATGCTCCTCAATTGGTGTGAATTTCAATGAGTGCTTTAGTAGTATGTTCAGTGTTTTTCTTTAAATGCGCGCTTCTTTTTTAGTTGGAAGGTTTCATAGAGTCTTCATGACACGGTGTCTCAATCGCTCCATAGGCTTTTCAATAATCACGAAGATAATTGCCCCAACAAAAATAGCAGAGAAGAATGCAATTAAAGACCAAAGGTGACTTCCTGCGTGAAATTGTGTGATTTGAGTATAAACAAGCCAATGGAAAAGGTATATTGAAAAACTCCACTTCCCTAACAACCTTAACGGGGTGAAAGAGAATAGTTTGTTAATAATCCCAGTGGAGGAAAGAGTAAAATAAACAAATAAGCCCCACACCATCGCGAAATGGACATGTTTATCAAGAAGGTAACCATCATTAGGAATGCCAAAAAATATTTTTCTTAAACCAGGTACAGAAAGCAACACGCCAGCAAGGACAACTGTGCCGATTATGTCAGAAACCAGGTTTTTATTATTATTCCCAGTGGCGAGGATAATGGCTGTAACCATGCCGGGCACAAACGCTGATATATAACCTATCATATCAGTAGAGCTCGGTTTTACCATGTAGTAGGGATAAATAAATTGCTGAACTGCGATAATAGCAACGGCTGACAGAAGAGTTCCGATAACTCCAAACCTGTTATTAGTTACAACCAAAAGATAAGCTATTAAAGGAAGTATAAAATAAAACTTAAACTCAACGGCGATGGTCCAAAGGTGCCCCCAAGGGTAATTAAGTTTGAATATTTTGTATGCGTCCTCAAAGGAGAAGTAGTGGAAGAAATAATATATTATTAGTGTGATGATATATAATGGAATAATCCTGATGAAACGACCGATGAAGTAGGATTTGATATAATTGAAAGTAAATCCATTTACAATAAAAGTGTTTGTAAGCAAAAACGCACTAAGCACAAAAAAAAGCCATACGCCAATTTTACCAGAGCCTGCAAGCCCTTCGTATGTATCAGGAAAAAACATAACCATGTTATGAACTATAAGGACAATCAGTACTGCGAAGCCTCTTATTCCGTCTGCGGCAAGGAATCTTTCATTCTTGGTTATCAAATTAGCACTCAAAACAAACGCCCCTCTTTTAATTAAAGCGAAAAAGTCATTAGCTCATAGATTACCATTAATGAGAATTATGTAAAAGTAACTAACCTTGCATTGGGCATAAAAAAGGTCCGGCAGCGGGGCGGAGGTACACAACCTCCCTCTGCAAGGGAATCAGGCCATGAGAGTCCGCCATTTTGAATACATTCACAATCGCCTTTAAGTTCGAATAACACTACTAGAGTGTATACACTTAACACCGTTGACTTTGTGAGATTATTTAAGGGGGAATGACATTTTTCTTTAAAACGACCAACGAGTGGAATAGGAAGCACACGCGTACTTTCCGCGATATCAAGCTAGGCTAGAGCCTGTTTACCTGAACGGAGATGTCTGACAGCCCTTCAATCTTTAGCGCAGGGTGTGCTCGTGTTGTGAAGGGTGACGTGTTAAGTGCCCCATGTTTACGATCGTAATTTCGCAATTTTCATTCACCAATGCGTCGTGGACTTCTGTTGAGAATTCATTAGGATCGACCTCAATGAGGCTAATCGCTGGAGAGGTCATAATATGCGTAATTTTTGCGCGTTTATTCATCGATTGACGCCCGAGTCGCCAAGCTAGTATCAGGCTTCTTTGGGAGAAAGAGGTCATGTCGATGAAAGTTGATAAACGTCTGATGATGCCATTTTTTATTCTTCTCATGTTCATCTCAGATAACGCCAGCGCAAGGAGTATCAAGCTCTCAGACGAGCAGGTGAAACAACAGATTATTGATGAGTCTATTGCGTCGTATCCAGGAAACTGCGCCTGTCCATTTAACTCAGCGCGCAACGGCAGCAGTTGCGGCCGAAGAAGTGCCTGGAGCAAGGCGGGGGGCTATGCGCCTATTTGCTATAAAAAAGAAGTGACGAAAGCGATGATCGCGCAGTGGCGACAAAGCAACACAACGCAGTAACCTGGCCGGCGGAGTGAGGGTAAAACATAAACACACTTATCCCGCGCAGCGGTGGGTGAAAGCAATCACATCAACTGGTGCTAATCTGAAGCATGCGGAGGCTGGCGGACACCCTCGTCCGGTATGAACAGGCTATTACCACCCGTTATGTGCCATATGGCTAGGTCGCTAAATCTTGCTCCCCTCGGCCCTAATTTCTGGCATGCTAGCCGTTCACGCGCGGTATTGATGGGAGAGTCAGGATGCAAGTCAGGAAAAGTATGAAGGGCGTAGGACTCACCATCATGATGCTGTGCTTAGCGGCATGTTCCAGTGCAACCGGGCAGAATTTTGATACAGCGCGTATTCAAAAGATTCAAAACGGCAAAACCACACGTGAGCAATTGATCGCGATGTTTGGTCCACCCGACTCTGATTCGTCGTATCCTGATGGACAGCGGGTCATGATGTGGAAATACAGCAAAGCCAGGACGCTGGACACCACAGAAGGCAAAACGCTGACGGTGCAAACCCGCAATGGCACGGTCTTTAACTACACATTAAGTAAAAGCTAACGTTTCTCCCGCGACTTTATGGCATCACAACAAGCGGCTCATCACGCAAAAACGCCTGTTTCATAATGGTTAAACGTCGATTGAACCTCCCGTATACCGCTATTACAAAGTACCTGCCTGTACGAGCGGTAAATAGCCAGGCGCGGGGTTTCGGTGACATAACGGCGTGTCCAGCCGTGTAGAGAGAAGGGTAAATCTCGCTTCCACGGTGCCGCTGCCCGACCAGAAAGGACACGCAGCCACGATCACCGCAACGCCGAAAGCTGACCCGTTAAGTGGCTCAACCCCCTCACGTTCTGTTCCTCAGCCAAGTGGCTGCCCTTTAAAATCAACGTCATGCTAAAATGCCTCGCTCAACGCAAGAGGGAAAGCATGAAGTTCATACACCATGACACGCTGATTAAATTTCAAGGCAAACCGGATCGTCGCTTTTACTGCGCTTTTTTATCTTATGCGATGTTATTACTTGGCGGCGCACTGTTTCTCGCCATAAGTGGTAAGCATCACGCGGGTGAAAAAATCTATTTCTATGTCGATTTTTGCACCGCCGCCATGCTCGTCTGGTTTATAGAGAAATCCTTTCGGACCCAGCCGCTGGAAAAACACGTAACGGCGTTTAGAGGTGGATTATTTGTACTGTTCAACGCGTTAATCATTATCATGGCGGGCGCGTTAAATTTACTTTCTCTCGAGAGTGCGCTTTTACTTTCATCATTATTGCTGGTGCCAGCGATGATGCTTATTATTCTCTCGTTTAATCATTTCATAAAATATATCAACGTAAATTATAAGTCTGTTGTTGATCTCTCTCTTACTGACGAACTCACCGGCTTGCCCAATAGACGTTTCCTCAATATGAAACTACGCGAGTGGGAAAAACAGCCCGCTACGGTGTGTGTGGCGGACATCGATCATTTTAAACGCATCAATGACACCTTTGGTCATGAAACCGGCGATAAAGTGTTAACCAACTTAGGGCTGATATTAACGACCTTTATCACTGAATCAGTGTTTATTGCGCGCTCTGGCGGCGAAGAGTTTTGCATTCTGTTATCAGACCGGGTAGAGACCGAGCGCGTGATTCACGCCATCAAGGCGGCAATGACCCTTGCCTACAATGATGACATTAACGTCACCATTAGCGCGGGCGTTGCGTACAAGCGCAAAAATGACCCCTTCACGCACGTGATAACGAATGCCGATGAAGCGCTCTATCGCGCCAAACTGTCGGGAAGAAATCGTATTGTGGTTGCCACTGAGGCGTAAAGGTTTGACTGCCAGGGTGCCTGCGCCGCGCCTGGCGTCTTTTTGGACGCGCTGCACGGTTTAACGTCGCATCACGCGCTTCAGATTCAATAAGAACACGCCCCCAGAATATTCAGAATTTTTTAGTTTTCCCCGTTTGGTTTGGCGATTAAGATTTCTCTTTTTCCGGGGAATGCGCAATGAAAAATGTGGTGCTCAGCATGTTGGCAAAAATTTCTCAGATTGATGCCAATACCAAACAACTCACGGCGCGCGTTGAAGCGCAGTCGTTGCTGATCAGCGCGCTGGTGCTGGCGGTGAGCAAGCAGGGTGGCGTGACAGAAATGATTGAAAGTGCCAATAAAGCGATCAATACGGTGATTGACTCGGCGGAGTCGGACGAGTTACTGAAATCGGATGCGGCCATGTTGCTGCGCGAGCTGCAAGATTTGCTCACCATCTCGCGGGCGGTGGATGGCGCAGACGAAGAGATTAATCACCAAGGGCTTAATGATATCACCGGCGTGAGCGCTGAAGGGCAGGGTACTCTGCCCAGCGAAACTTAGAGGCCGCTTCGCCGCGCGTTAAGAGGCAGCGATACGCTGCCGTCACCGAGCGCGTTTTGTCATGTCACCGTGAGCAGTCATGATAATTCTTAACGTTTTCATCGCGTCACATGCCTGGGCGTGCTTTGCGAGATTACCTTTAGTAAAAGCGCTACGCCTTAGCCGTCAATGGGTAATAAGCAAAGCGTTAACCGCAGACTAATTAACATCTTACGCTTGTCTCACAGTTGGAGAATAAATGGCGCGGGAGAAGATACGGACTGACTAAACTCAACGTACCCCAATCAGGGTTTGGAGGTAGTTATGTCAGAACGTCCAGATGATGATGTGATTCCGCTGCCGGATGACGCGCAGCCGCCGGGCAGTGAACCACCGCTTGATGACGAGGATGAAACGGAAACGGATTATCCCGCAGACGACCCGTCGAAGCCGTTATAAATCATAAACCTCCTTCGGGAGGTTTTTTAATTTACCCGAGTTAAGCGCCTTTATTCAATGAAGTTTTTTACGGGATTGGGGGGCTAAAAATGGTATAACGTGCGCACGTTATCTGCCGCTAAAGGAGTCGTTTCATGGCGAACGCGCAGTATCTTTTCTGGGTCATGGTCGGCACGCTTACCGTGCTGAGTATTTTTATTGGTGTTGTGGTTGGGCGCACGAAAACGCCTCGTGCTGGATTCATCACATTCGCGGCGCTTTGGCTGCTGATTATTGCCGCAATTGTGCTCATTACCCACGCCCATTGAGGTGCGGGACTCGCTAATTTTCCCGCACTGCGCGGCGATGTGCGCAGTGCGGCAGGCCGTGGCGTGGAGGGCTCTGCGCCTGGGTTGTAACGGCCACGCCAGGCATAGAGAGGCGTTTGCATCATCAATCTGCTCAGAATCTCTGGTGCAAATGGCTAACAGGGCAAAGATCACCACGCTTAACCTCCCCGAACGCGACAGTTAACCCACCACCAAGAAGTGCACCAGACGCGCCAGCGATTCAAGCAGTAGCAGGCTGCCAATAAAAATAATGATTAATACGCCGGTAAAACGTTTCGTGCTGGCCATGCGCTCCCCTCTCCAGGCCTTGTCGGCAGACTATACTCTACTGCGAAAGAAATAAACTTCCTGTCAACCAGCGGGTGCTCAAGATGCTTTATCAGAGTATTGATGCTGCCCAGTGGCGACATATTTGGGTAGTTGGCGATCTCCACGGCTGTCGCTCGCAACTGGATGCAGAGTTGAAGCTGAAGCAATTCGATCCCTCATGCGATCTGCTGGTGTCCGTAGGCGATCTCATCGATCGCGGGCCTGACAGCCTCGGGTGCCTGGCACTTTTACAGGAACCGTGGTTTCGGGCGGTACAGGGAAACCATGAGCAAATGGCGCTGGCGGCGTTGGCTGGCGGTGATCCCAGCGTATGGCGCATGAACGGTGGAGAATGGTTCTGGCGGCTTAGGGGCGTGCACCTGATTGCTGCCCGGCATGCCCTTAAGCACTGTGGTGAACTTCCTTTGATTCTGCAGCTGGAGAGGCAGGGACGCACGGCGGTGGTGGCCCACGCGGACTATCCCGCCAGTCATTATCAAATGGGGCAGCCGATTAACGCTCATCAGGTGGTGTGGAGCCGCGACAGGCTTTTGCGCCATCATCGCGGCCAAAGTGAAATCATTACCGGTGCCGGCGATTTTTACTTCGGTCACACGCCTGTTGAACAACCGCTGCATGCGGCCAACCAGCACTACATTGATACGGGGGCGGTCTATGGCCACCGTCTGACGCTGCTTCCGTTAATGCAGCACTAG